AGTTTCATACCACAAAGATAATCATATTATTTGAACTGCCAAACTTTTATGAAAAAAAAAATCCCCCACTATTGTGAAGGATCTTTATTATTTATTACCAATAAAATTAGTCTTAGGGTTAGAGATCTGAAAAATATTAGAAATCAATTTTCATTACCACGTAATTTATTTTTTCATGAATATCACCTATAGATCTTTTTATTTTTTGAGCCTCCGGATAACTCATTAATCCTGATTGATATAATATTTTAACCACATCCTCGACCTCCTGATAAACTATCCCCATCTTTTCTATGACTTGGTCTGCAGCTTCTTCTTGTTCTTGATTATCATGCCCCCAATCTCGCCCATCCCGAATATCTTCATTTTCTTCATTAATAATTCGTTTAACAATTCTTGTCAAATCTCTTTCAGTTAATCTTACAGTTTTTTTCATATTTTTTTGTATTTTATAATAAATATACGATTGTTTGAAAAAATCCTCTTATTAAAAAAAAATCCCCCACTATTGTGAAGGATCTTTTTGTAGTCAGGACAGGAATCTAACCTGTATGAACACTTTGAAATTTACCTACGCACCGTGAGGTAGTGTTCTTCATCATTCGCATTTCCTTTTCAAAGTGCACTTATTCAAGGCTGCCGTGCGTGTCATTATGTGTCTAACATTCCACCACCTGACTAACTAAGTTATTATTTTCTAATAAAGAACTTATCATTATCCCATCTCACTTTCTTTAGTGTTGATAAATAATCATTCTCTGTATCTCTATATCCTAATGGAAGAACTACTACTGATTTTAATCCTAACTCTTGTAGACCTAAAACAGTATCCACTGATTCTGGGACAAATCCTTCCATTGGTGTTGAGTCTACTTCTTCTACTGCTGCTGCCGTTAATGCGAACCCTAATCCGATGTATGCTTGTCTCTGAGCCCAAGAAATCTTTTGTTCCTGTGTCATGTTGGTTAATGATCCATTCATCATGTCTTGTAAACCATTTAATGACTCTACAGGGATTTCTCTTTGTTTTGCAATCTCATTAATGTAGTTCCCCACAGAATTTTCTGTAACATCATCCCACGTTGCAAATACAAGTACTGCGGATGACTCACTTAATTGTGTTTGTCCGTAACATGCTCCTTGTAACTCTTCTTTTAATTTTTGATCCTCTACCACAATAACATTATATGGTGTAAGTCCGTATGAACTTGGCGCCAATCTTGTTGCTTCTAAGATTCTTTCTAATTTATCCTGAGGAATTTTCTCCCCATTCATTTTTTTGGTGGCGTATCTCCACTCTAACGATTTTAATAATTCCATAAGTATATTTTTTTTATATTCAAATTATAACTAAATTTATTTTAATTGTCAACAAAAAATCCCCCATTGTTAGTGGAGGATTAGTTATTTTCTTATGTGTTCCTGTAGGTTCATTTTAATGCGTTATCAATATTTTTTAGGTAAACAGTTCTCTCACTATCAACATTTACTAATTGTGTTTCAGGTGTCATATATGAATCCCTAACCTTAATATAATAGTCACCATCTTCAGTTAAATTAATACTATTTAAAAACTCATCTATATGTTCATCACTCATACCATTTTTTTGAAGTAAGTCCGTTAACCCACCTTTAGTTAATACTGTTGTAGGATCTCCTTTATCAATGTCAGGTTTTGATTGTGTTGCCTCATACTTTTGAGAGTATTGGCCTAACACCATCTTAACATCCCTACCATCATATTTAAAATTAGGGTTGTTTTTTGCTCTATCATTTCTCTCTTTAACATTCTTTAAAAGAATGTATAGTGGAGTGTGTAATAGAATATATTTTAATTTAACATCAGGCAAGTATTGTAATATTTCCTTACCAATATCATCAATGACGATTTTCTTAAAAGGACCTGTTTTAATTTCTTGAGCAACATACCATAATCTTGGGTCGGTGTTTTGTATATACTCATCCTCATACGGATTTTCAGGAACTTCTTTACCATCTTTACGATAATTTCCTGACACAATACCAGCATCCGCATTTTCTTTTGCCCATTGTCTTATATTTGGGTGGTCTAATTTTAATCTTCTTTCTTCACCATCTGCACCTAACTCTCCTGTTCCACTAAAATCATCTGTAGCAATAATAACCCATTGGTTTGGGTTGTTTGCTTCGTAGTATGGAACTGCGTTCAGATGTTTTAAGGTATGTGATTTACCTGCGGATGATGTCCCATCTAAAAGAACTATAGATTTATCTTGCTGTTCTTCAACAAGTAACCCCATCATGGATCTAATTCTTTGTATGTTCTCTTGTAGGTTCATATTAATAAATATGTTAATAAATAAAAATCCCCCATTGTTAGTGGAGGATTACATTAATTTATTTAAATAATTTTATTATATCTTTGGACTGTTATTTAATATTTGTTCTTTAGGTGATGTTACTGTTAAACATTTACCTATATTTGTATTTGTTGTTGGTCCGTAATGCATAAAACCAACTGGTAGTGATGTAGTTGAAGACTGTGTTTCAAAATTTACATAACCAACTACTCCACCTGTTGTCATTTCCCACACAAAACCAAAGTTACTATTTGGGTTCCATGTTGTTGTTGTTGAAACCCTAAAGGTTCCAACTACTACTCCTGTTCCCGTTGGTATGATAGGAGATGTTTCATTGGTGAAGATATTTGTTGCTGAAGAAAAATTTAATTTCCTTTGTCCTGAGATATATGGTAAGTTAGTTGTTCCTTTATTAGGCCATCCTAACCATAATGGATCAGTATTGTCATTTAACGCCTTCCATGTTATAGTTCCTGTCGTTATCTTTGGTGAATGAACACCACGAATAATCAAAGCGTTTAATTTAATTACTGATGTACCAGTGTTTGTTAATCGGATCTGAAAGTCTGCGGTGTTTGTTGTTGAACTCAACCATTCCATATCCATTTTGACTGATACTGTTGGGGCAATCTTAGTTAATTCTTGTAATCTCTGTTCTGTAAGGTTCATTTTTTTATTTTATTTTTTATGTATTATCTACATAATATAAATATATTTATAATACCTATAAGTTTAATTATTTTTTACTTAATTTAATATACCCTACCCTTAAATATGTTTCTAATGTGTACCTGTAGGTTCATATTAATCTAACCATTTAGCGTTTAGTCCGATATACACATTAGGTTGTATAAACCCATCGGGGAATTGTATAAATGTCTGTGTGGTTCTATGCCACCCTTCACCTAATTCATATTTACCATTTTTGGTTTTAAATAAAATAATTGGTTCTTCAGATATTCCCTTACTTTGAAGTAACTCTTTTTGTGTTTCGTGTCTTTCAGTATCTTTATCAACATCTTGTCTTACTTCACCTTGTATTCTACTTTCTAACTCTTTTTTTGTTTTATCGGTAAATATATCCATTGATATTGGAAAATCTTTTTGAAACTCCCATTCCATATCTTTAACCCACTCATCAATCCATTCTGTAATACCTTCATATGTGTTTACATCGTCTGATTGTGTAATCATTTTATAAACCCAATCTCTTATTACATATTCAGGAGTGTTTGGTAGTTTTTCTTTTAACCAATTAAACATTCCTTGTCTTGTTTCTGTAACAAGTCCCATCATTTCTTTAATTCTTGATATGTTTTCTTGTAGGTTTATATTAATACTCATCATCACAGATTCTACCGTCAAATTGATTTATAAGGTAATTACCATATTTTTTAGTTAATAAGTGCCATATAATTTCTTCAATTTCTGACATTTCATGTTTAACATAAAGTTCATCACTAAAATGATTAATAAAATTAGAACTTGCAACTTCAAAAATTACATCTTTATAATCTTCAGATGTACTATAACCACAAGGACTAATTTGATCGGTTAAACTATCAATTTGTTCATTTAGGTAATATTTTATATCTTGGGTTTCCAGTCTTCTTAATAACCAAATCTTATTTTTATCTGACTCATTCAGATTCATCATTGATCTAATCCTTTGTATGTTCTCCTGTAGGTTCATATTAATAAATATCCTTATAAACAAAAAATCCCCCACTTTTAATGGAGGATCTTATTCACAATTACTGATTGCGTCATAAAAGAATTCCCTAACTTTACCGTCGTAGTCTAATTCTATTAGAAGATCGTATATTACATCATAGATTTTTCCCCATTCTTCACTATAATCATAATAGCTTCTAATTTCAAAAATTTTATCTGTCATAAATCTTGCAATTTCACCCATCGTTTCGTTTACATAAGGAATCTCATAATTTGCTAACCAATAATCACATACATCCTTTGGATTTAAATTATCAAGGTATTCATCCGCAATATATAATAATCTTCTACCTGTTGTTTTGTTGTCAACCCCCTCATTTATATTATCTGATTTAACTTCATTATATCTTTCTTTTATTCTTTTACCATAATGTTTAAGTAGTGGTTTTCTAATTTGTTCATGATATTTTTCGGTATCCTCCTCATTATCACTAAAATAAATTCGGTTATCATCATTAAAATATTCTTGTTCAATAAGTGTAACCATATCATCAATAACAAACTTTGCAAATACCCATAATGTTGTGTGTTCCTTCTCTTTAAATATAATTGACCTTGGGTTGTTCATAGAGTCCGCATTTTGTTCTAAAGCAAATTCAAACGCCTCTTCTATATCGTCAGATGATACCCTCCTTCTAATAACGGAAGGTATTTGAGTTTCCTCACTTAATATTCTTCTTATGGATTCTTTTATATTCATCTATAAATCTAATAATAAATTATTATATCTCACATTTATTCTATGTTTGTAGTGGTCTCTTAAATTATTAAACACATCATCATACCAATCTGAATTTTCAGGTGTTGTACTGTGTAGTTCATGATGGATTCCATCCATCATCATTGAGATTGTTATGTGTTCAAAACTTTCTTGAGTTCTAATAAACCCCCCATTTTGACTTACGCGAACTAACATACCTGATGACTTGTCTAACGATTCAATAAATTCTCTCTCTAAATCATCATGTGGGACTCTGCGTCGGATCATAGGCAAAAGATTATTCTCTTCCCTTAACACTTTTCTTATGGATTCTTGTATGTCACCACCAAACACCTCAACATATCTATCTTTAATCTTATCATAAAAATGATTTAAAATAAAATTATAAACCTCATCATATGGGAAATTATCATAATCTTCATCAGATAAATTATCACGATAATCATCAATAAGATATGATATAACAGTAGTTCTAAACACATTAAAACTACAATATTGTCCATTATTATGTTTTCTTAAATATTTATCGGTAACAATATTTAAATTTGTTAAGAATTTTTTATCTATTGTACTCATATCAGCTCTTCTACGAAGATATGTAGATTCATTAAGTTCTTCCTTTAATACTTTTCTTATTGATTCTTTTATAGGAATTGAACCTGAACCACAATTATCGTCGTAATGTTTCATTATTTTGTCTTGGTATTTTTTTCTAATATAATCAACCATATCAAGATATTCATGAGCCCATTCTCCTGAATTATCATCTATATGAAAAAAATAATTAAAATACATAGCGTTAATTGCACTCTCCATTACTGATTCAAAAAATTCTATATCACTTTTAAAAAATACACATATATTAGATCCTCCAAATGGACCATTTAGTACGCTTTCAACTTCATAATCCAAATTTTCCAATCTTCTTCTAAGAAAATTAGACATTTTTTTATCTTCCCTTAACACTTTTCTTATGTGTTCATGTAATATATTACTATTCATGTAAAAATCTCCCCTCTAAATCTATTTCCCTCACCTCAAGACCTGAGTTTTCTTCAAACCATCTTTTAAATGTTGGAATCCATTTATTACCAAATATCGATGTTAATTCATTAACCACCCATCTATTTATGGATAACAAATATAAATAATCATACCCATCGTGTTCTCCAAAATAGGAATATGCTTCAATACCATTAATCTGAAATGTGTGCATCCCATAATAATTAACTTCCTTCTTATAATATTTGTGTGTTATGTGTTCTTCAGGTCCCCAAGGATTGGTAAAATCAGGATATAGTTCTTCTTTTAGGTGTTCATATATTAATCCATCAAGACCTTTATCATCAAGATCCAATATCTTTATTAACCTACTTATTCCACCAACGGCTGTTGATGCCATTTTAATACCAAATTTATTAATCATATTCTTCAGTTTGATCTGAATTGTTGATTCTTCCCTTAATATTCTTCTTATATTCTCTTGTATGTTCTTATCAATTAACATATCCATAGGGTTTATACCAAGTTTTTCTAAACCCCAAAGTATTTGATTGTATTTTCCGTCATATATTTTATCAACAAAATTTTTATGCTGTTCTGTTGGAGCTACTTTAGTAATTGCCTTTAGAATCCACCCATCTTCACTTGAATGTTCTACATTATATAAAGTTAGTAAATGAGTATAAGGTTCTTCCAACCATTCTTTATAAGTTTTTGAATTTGGGTCACCATCAATTGCGGGTGTAACAAAAACAACCCCCGAATTAACCAATTTATCAATATCAAATGGTAACCTTTCAGGAACTGTGTCTCTTTTTTTGTCATAATCATAAACCCTTTTATCCGGATTTAATTCCTCATCTTCCCTTAATATTCTTCTTATGGATTCCTGTAGGTTCATATTAATAAATATTTGTTAATTTAAAATAACCTTTAGTTATTCCATTGTATTTTTTATCCTTCCAAATACCACCATAAGACAGATTCAAATATTGTATCCACAACTTTAGGATCTAATCCATCATATTGTATTGTTACATCACCCAATTCACTAAATCCATCATCATGATTATAATACATTGCAATTACACCATATGTTGTTACTATTTCTATTTGTAAGAAATCATTAGTATCTTCATATTCTTCAATTATTATTGGTTCTAAACCGGCATCATTTAAATCTAATTCTTCATCTAAAAATTTTTCTGAGTCAACAATCTCAACTATCGCATCTATCTTCATTTGAGTTGTCATAAATCCAAAATCCCCCATAATCTTTTCTAAATTATCCATCCCACCAACAGATTTGGCAGCATTAATTAACCCATACTTATTAATCATATTCTTCAGTTTGATCTGAATTGATGATTCTTCCCTTAATACTTTTCTTATGGTTTCTTGTAGGATCATTACTTTGTCTTCTTGACACAATTAGGGTATCGTTTACCAAACATCGTCTTCATACCTTTTTGAGTATATCCTGCCCAACATTTTTCTGTAAGTTCACCTTCTTTCATTTCTTCTTGTCTACCAATATGACTAAAGACTTTTCTTATATCTTTGGGTAAATCGTTAATTGGTATTACCTTTGCCTTAATTGTTTCTAACCCTTTTCTTACCGCCTTTTGTGCTCTGTGGTGTCCATCTATAATTGATATGAATTCACCATCATTATCAACAAATATTAATATTGGGTATTGTAAATCGGCACTATCTATTTTTATAATTTCTTCTTCATCACCATCCCAACTTAATAGGTGTGGTTTTAATTCTTCTACTGAAACTCTTTCCACAGGAATATCTTCTGTTGCATTTAATAAATCCATAAGGGTTATTTTGTCACCCTCATCATTTTGCCAAGATGTATCGTGTAAGCCCTCATTAATTACTCTTTTAACTAATAAAATAAGTTCTGACTCTGTTAATCTTATTATTTTTTTCATATTACCTGTTGTATGGTCTAAACCTTGCTGGGTTTGCTTTTATTGCTGACTTTGGGAATCTTAATCCAACCCCCTGTTGTCTTGCGTTTTTTAATGTTCTTGCGTATTCTGTTAGTTCCTTATCTGTAATATTGTGACAATTTTCAAGATAATAATCTTCTAACTCATGGTGCTTAAAGTCATTCACATAATGTGTTACATCAAATTTATCTAACATATCAAGATCACCGTGGTATTCATCTCTTAACTCCCATAGAAGTTCGTCCAAAACCACATAAATAAACTCATCAGGTGTATTATACTTACATAATTCTATATCTTTTATTACCTTTACAATTAGATCATCTAAACGTTGTACTCTTCGTATTAATTCATTTGGTAATTCTCTTGGTCCTTTTTTTTTAGATTCTAATAAGTCTTCCTCATCATCTTCATCAACAACTTCAGCATCTAAAAATATTTTACACCCACTCAATGCGAAAACAGGATGCCACGCTGGTCGTACTTTAAAAGGAAATAATTCTTTATTAAGATAATCACATATCTCATTCACATACCAACTTGTTACATTTGACGCCATGTGTCCAGTTTTAAAATGAACGTCAAGAATCTTACCCCCATTATTAGATGATCTAACCTCAATAAATGACACATCAATCTGATCAAATTTAGTATGGTAAATAAAATTTTTAACTAACATTTCTTGAGTATCTACGTCATATAAATCAAGATTTAATATCTTAGCAACATTTTTCATCCCACCAACTGCAGTTGATGCCATATCAATACCTTTATTATCAATTAGATTTTTAAGTTTAACGGATAAAGATGTTTCTTCGGTTAATACTCTTCTTATGGATTCTTGTAGGTTCATTTTGATAAATACAACTTAATATTATTTTTAATATTGGACAAATCCAAATGGATTTACATCTATTGTTGCAAAGTTAATCAAAACCACATCAATATCAAAATCTTCTTTAATTCTATATTGTATTTCACTTGTTACATTATCGGGGTCACCAGCATTATCACGAACATAAATATTTAAATAAGCTTTTGGTTTTTCAACATTATCAAAATGGTTTAACTCAATTCTTTCAACAGATTCGATATCTTCAAGCTCAGACATTTCACCTAAACCCCAATCTTCGGAATCTTTTCTAATATTATCCAATTGATATTGTATTAAATTTTCCACATTTTCTTTTGTAAGATAATCAAAATCTTTCATAATTTTTTTAAAGTTTTTCTTACCCCCAACAGAACTAATCGCATATTTGAAACCATCTTTATTAATAATAGATAATATTTTTTTTTGTAAAGATGTTTCTTCTTTTAATATTTTCCTGATAATATCTCTCATAACTATAAATACTTTTAAGTACCCTCAAAAGGTTGTAATCCAGCTTTACAAAACATATCCGTAACAACAGAAATACTTGATAATGTTCCTGGTGATTGAAAATGTGGTGAGTCAACAAATTCAGACCATCTACCACCCCATTCTAACCCTAAATTTTCGGCAATTTTACCAATTTCTTCAGTCATTTTTGTGTTTAAATCAATACTATTAGATGTAGTAAAATACACATCAAAAGCTTCTCCGTAATTATGTTTACTACATCCTCCTTTTTGTCTTGTTACGATATTACCTTTTGTTGGTATTTTATTTTTTATACAGAATTCATCTTTACTCCTACCTTGACAATATAATTTATTTTGATCGTCAAATGATCTAAAAGCGTCTGTAATGGTTAAAGTTTTACTAAACTTTGTAAAAACCTCATCAATAAATTTTATTGCCTTATCTTTTATTTCAGGTGATAATGTTTCAATATTTTTTTTTGTTCTTTCATTACAATGTTTACAAATTGACGTTTCTTCTTGTATTAATCCCATCATTGACTGTATCCTTAATATTTGTTCCTGTATGTTCATTTATTTAGCCCATTTTGAATTTTTTAATTCAGACCTTGGATAAAACCCATCAGCATATTTATCATATCCTGTACCAAAAAAATTATTTTTATCAAGTTTGTCTTGCCAATTATTATATTGGGTTGTATACTTCCATACTTCGTCTTTATTTGTCATGTAACCATTATTTTTAAGATAAGCACCAACCATCCCTCCAGTTCTATCCGCACCATGAGCACAATGAATTAATGTATTACCTTTATTTAAAACTTCACTAGTTTTTTGTATTGATTGGGTATATCCTTTTCCCTCTTTGAACCCACTATGTGAATCAATATAGTGGTAAGTACAACCATTTTCCTCACATATTTTCCTCTCAGTGTCTTTAGGTGTTTCAGTATGTTTACTTCTATGTTTTTCGTGATCACCACTCATTCTGATAATATTTTTTATTCCATATTTTTTAATTACAGAAGGTAATATGTCTGCGGTTATTTGGGCTGATCTCCAATTATTTTGACCTCCAGGTATTTTAGCAAATTTAAAGTCTTTTAAATCGTCGGGTTGAACGTCTTTCTCCTTAGTTTTCGTATCATTTTTAATGTCTTTATCATTAGTTTTTTTATCTTCTTTAAATTTTTTGTATTCTTTATCTATTTTTTCTAATTCTTCTTCACTTGCTGTTGATTCAAGTTTGGATTTAAACTCTTTTTTATCAATTACCCTATTTTTAAATAATTCAATTAATTTTTTAATTTTTTCAGATAAAAATTCATATATAAAAGATAAAAATCCCTCATTTAATTGATCTTCATTGTAAAATTTAACAATTTTTTTTAATTGCTCTTCAGTTATTTTTATTTTTAATTTTCTTTTTTTCATAATTCTTTTATTAAATGATAATCTAAGTAATATTTTTAATGTCAAATTTGTCAACTGCCGCAATCGCATTTGCCCTATGAGAACTAACTCCTCCACCAGCATTTATATCAGCAAAATGAGTAGCGGCTTCAGTTTTATTTTTAAATTTAGGAAATGTATTACCTGGTTTACCTTTAGTAAAAAATGCGACAGCAATTTCCGCAGCAACTGTTGGGTCGTTAGCTAAGTCAGGATTTCCTACTAAGTTTCTACCAATCATATTACCATATTTTTCGTAATTTTTTTTACCTGTTAGTTGGTTAAATCCTCTACCTCGGTATTTCCATCCATCACCACCACCTTGGTTTCCAACTGTCTTTGCATACACTACGTTGAAGAATTTTTCAGGGTTTTTTTTAAGAGAGTCCATTTCACTATCTGAATATTTTGAAACTCTAGACCCAAAAATTTTTCTAATTCTTGAATTTGATGTATTGGCATAAGATACTTCAGATTTTGGTCTAAAATTTGATTCTTTAGATATTACAGATAAAACGCCAATTTGAGCCAATGGGTCTTTGATTCCTGATTTATTCATGTATTTAATCATTAACTCAATATTAGCTTTCTGTGTTGAGTCAAAATTACCCTTTAAAAAAACTTTACCTGTATCTCCATTATAATTAGGAGTATCCGATTTTTTTTCATCTTTAGATTTTTTGTATTCTGTACCTATTTTTTCTAATTCTTCTTCACTTGCAGTTGATTCAAGTTCAGATTTAAACTCTTTTTTATTAATTTCCCTATTTTTAAATAATTCAATTAATTTTTTAATTTTTTCAGATAAAAATTCATATGTAAAAGACAAAAATCCCTCATTTAATTGATCTTCATTATAAAATTTAACAATTTTTTTTAATTGCTCTTCAGTTATTTTTATTTTTAATTTTCTTTTTTTCATAATTCTTTTATTAATTTTCTTCGAATTGTTTCTGCCAAATATGTTCAAAACTTATTTGTAATCGTTCATCATCTTGTTCTTCCCAATATGTTCTTCCTCTTCCTGTGGACTCAATATAATCAAGAATTTGTTCTCTATCGTAATTTGGGATATCTTTAATCAATTCATATTCACACAATCTATTTTTGTAATCGTGTTCATCGGCATCATCCAAATCATTGAATTGTATACCATATTTTTCTGATATATAATTTATATAATGATCCTCAAAATACTCAGTCAATAAATGTAAGGCTAAACCTCTTCTTATATTAAATGTCGCTGTTATCTGATCTACAATTTTTTTATCAAAACTTATTCCAGCATAAGGATCTATTTTTTGGGTTTCGGAGTCATCATCCCAACCAGGTTCATCACCACCGCTAAAGTCAGCCACTACTCTACCATTTAAACAAAATTCTACGGATACCGAACCATATGATCTTTTTGGATCTTTATATTCTACTCTCATAGATTTAAACAATAATGATATCTTTTTTGTTATAACATTACTTAATTCAGGACTTAATCTTCTATATTTACTTTGAATCTCTTCCCTTAATACTTTTCTTATTGATTCTTTTAGGTTCATAGTAATAAATACTATCTACAGATAAATAATTCTCCAATTACCTTTAAAATCTTCTACAAGACACGTAGAGTTTTCACAGAAGTCACCACTGTTCATATAGTCCACATCTAATTTAGGTTGATGAATATGACCACATACCGCAACATCAAATCCTTTTTGTTTTGTTAAACCTTTTGCGTTCTCCTCAAAATCAGATACAAAGTTGATTGCTCCCTTTACAGATTGTTTTATATCATTTGCCAAGGAATGGTATTGTAAGTTAAACTTTCTCCTGATATAGTTGTATATTGTATTTAATCTAATAATCAAATCATATGACCATCCACCAAGAACTGCCAACCATCTTACTTTCATAATAACAAAGTCCAACACATCCCCATGAAAACAATAATAACTTCTACCATCCGCGCCAATGTGTGTGTACTTTCTAACAATCTCTATGTTGTTTAATAAGAACGGAACAAATGGTTTTAAAAAGTCATCGTGGTTTCCCCTAATATATACTACCTTTGTTCCCTCTTCTGATCGTTTCATAAAACGTCGGAATATCTTTGAGCATTCTTTCTTCCATTTACCACCACCCTTTAATGCCCATCCATCTATAATATCACCATTTAATATTAGTGTTTCAGATTCATTATTCTCTAAGAATTTTAAGATCTTATCTGTTTGTGATTGTCTTGCACCTAAGTGTAAATCACTCATTATTATTGTTCTCCACTTTTTCATTTCCAATAATCCTTATCGTTTGTAAAATATTCTTTATTGTTACTATTGAAGAATGATGACAACATAAGTCTTAACATATACATAACACCCTTATTCTCAAATCTTCTTGGTGGTGTAAACACAATGTTGTTTATTCTTCCAAACTTCTTTGGTTTGATTTGTTTTGAGAAAATATAATCTTCAGCAACTTTAATATCTTCATCAAAACCTCCGATTGATTTAAACGTCTCTGAACGAACTAACATATACCCACCGAGACAGAATGGTGTTGACCACTTGGAAAGTGACTGTATTAAGTCAAATACCTTATATACGTAATTGAATTTTCCATTGTCCGAACGGAACTTTGTTGTTACCAGATCTAAATGGTATCTATGTATTCTTATAATTGATCTTTTTAGTACCTTTGGATCCAATAGGAACACATCTGCATCCATAAACAACACATATGGTGTTGTAACAAGTTTGAATCCGTTGTTTCTTGCTATTGCTGGAAGTCCACCCTCCATTAAATGTAATTCAAATTTATCATGAAAGAATTTGTACACTAATCTATTCAATAGCTCAGTTTTTGTAATTCCATCATTTGATGCATCACATACAACAACTTTTACGTTATGTATATCAACTTGATAGTTTAGCAGGTCCAACGTTTTTATTATAATATCCTTCTCGTTCTTACAAGGAATAACTATTGTTACAAGATTTGATAACTCCATATATTATAAATAGTAGTGAAAATATTCATTAATAACAAATTAAAAAATAATTTTGTTAATTAATCAAATTTAGATGGATAACCTTTATTAGGGATAATAAAAAACGTTTTGTTATAATTATCCTGTTTTCTTAACATATTTAAATATTCTTGACAATCTAAAAAAGGTGATGAATGATTTGAATGGTAAAACATTATCGTAATATCACTAGTTTTAAAAACATTACTAATTTCTGATTGAAGTTTTATATCAAAATTACCATTATAATAAAGATCATTACCCACCAGTAAAACCATAGGATTATTATTTTTACCTAGTATAACTAATGAAAAACAAATATAATTAGGTAACCCCCTTGAAAAGAGATATCTTTTAAGTGGTTCAAGTAACTCTCTTAATCTTGAGTCATTAATTTTAACCTCTTCTCTTAATATTTTTTTTATTAATTTTTTCATAATTGTAATCCCCATGTTAAAAAATTATTTAACCCCATTCTAAATATACTTGATCAATCTCAACACCTAAAGAATTAACAGTATGCCATATAAAATTTTCTATAATCTCTTTAATTTCACTATCTAATTCCCACCATAATTCATCGTTAATTAATTCATGATCCGTTAAATTATAATGTTCCCCATTAAATGTATCAACAGTACCTTCAATAATATCAAAAGACGCATAAAGTTCTGAATCACCATTCGCCGTAATATTTGTTTGTTCAAATGACATATCAACTATTTTAAAAACAAAATCATAATTACCAACACCAATATCCATATCTTCCACATCCTGAGTTGTAAAAGTTTTACCAATAAAATAGTTTTTGATATTTCTAACTAACTCTTCTTGACCCCCAATGTATTCTATATAGTAATTACGGATCTCATCTACTCGTTTTAATAACCCCAAATTACTTATTTGTTTTAAATTAAACATTGGTATTTTACCTTCCGATTTTTTTGTGTCCCACACTTTAGTAAAATACTTTTTTAATAGATTGGTTTCTTCTTTTAATATTTTTTTTATTAATTTTTTACTTGAGGATTCCATCTGTCGATTGTGTGTATTATTTTGTTCATCAATATGAAAAATTAAACGAATATTGTGTGTTCTAATAATATCTGAAGCCACGGTTGAAATAAAAAAATCATCGTAGTCTACCCATTCAAAAACACTACTAAAGTTAACATCTATATAAACATTAAACATAGGATATTTACCAAAATTTTTTTTTATTTTTTCAACATTTTTAACATTAACATTTCCAAGAGTATCCAACACATCACAGGTATCAAAATTTAACCAATCAGGCCAAGTCTCGTTATCTGACGTGTCACAAATATTTTTTATTGTGTTAATACTTTTATTAACTATTTTATTAAATGTTTCAGCTAAATTACTTTCATTGATTGATCCTTTACTTAGTTTATCATCATTAATAGATTCTCTCCATAAACTTCTTCCATTACCTTCATGTATTAATTCTATTGCTTCTGGTGGTATGTTATCAAATGTTACTATATGTTTTTTAGATGATTCAAAGTGTCTATCTTTATACCATTTAACTTTAGGTATCATTTCCGTATTAATTCCCCATACATCATCGTCGTATGTTGAATCAAACCAAGCCCTTTTATTTGTTGAGTTAGTTGCAAATATTGCCGGTATACACTTCTCACCATAACCAACATAAGTCGTATAACAATCTCCAGCGCTCACTTCTAATCCAATTCTTAATATACTTTCTCTCCATACAGGACTTGATTTATGTATAACAATTCTGTTTGGTGTAATTTCTTTACCTGCAGGACTATAATTTTCATTTATATTACCACTATTTTTTCTTTGATTATAATAATACGCCTTAAGTACAGGTTCATAAGTATCAACCATATATTTAATGAAATCAGAAACATCATATACAGGTACAGTATATAATTCAATTTCGTATTTGTAGTGGAGATAGTTTTCTAAAGTTGCTTGGACCAATTTCCATTTGAACTCTTCTAAACTTTTGGAATCATGGTAGATATAGGAAATACCTTTCCTCATCATTTTTTCAAATTTATGGTGGTCAATTCGTCTCTTGAAGAATGGTGGTATATTGTGATCGTTACTCATATAGTTTATAAATACTTTGAGTAATAAAAAATGTGTTACCTTTGTGAGGTTTTACTTGCGGATAAGTAATCGTAATAAGTAATAATATTATTATTATCTTTTGAAGTTAAATACAAATGGTTCATAAGTTTCTTTATAGTAGTTAATTTTCATTTTTCGGTTTACTTCTTTATCCGTATAACCAATCATGTAAGCTCTATCAATTAAAGAGATTTCTTCTTCTTTTAAATTATTAATTTGTTCTTTTAAAGATGTTAAATGTAATTTTAAATCTTCAGGAAAATGTTTTTCTTTTTCCTGAATAATATCAATCATTTTTTTAGTAATTAGTCCCATATGTTCTGATTTTTAAATAAATATAACTAAACTAAACTATCTTCACACCATATTGGTGTTTTTTCTCCAACATAAGATCCAACAACATTATAATAATAATGTTCTAAGGCATCTTCTTCATCCATTCCTTCATTAATAAATATTTCAATACATTTTGTTTTTGAATATATAAGTCGGTATGATCCTTCCTCAATACCAATAATTGCATCATCAAGTCCATCAGCCTTTAATATTTCTTCATCAGGATAATTTTCAACAATTGAATCTAATATAATACTACCATTTTTATTATTATCACTCATATTAAATGTTTTATTTAAAAATAAACATTTTTTTTTAATGAGTCAACTAATTTTTTTCAAACCACTCTCTCATTTCATCTCTGACAGAATTTAATGCTTTTTTAGCGTAATGTATAATAGCAGGAAAATAGTTTGTATTGTAGAAATCAATCAGTTGTTCAATTGTTTTAAATTTTTGATCTATATCCATAAAGTTATGGATCTCAACATCCTCCTCATATTCTTCTATATCATTCCTATAAAAGTCTATGTCCACAGGTAGTATATTGTTTCCATCCCAAAACATTGTGGCATAACCTACTAATGCTTCAGTTTTATTTTTACCAAAATAAATTGTAAAATCCCATGTGGATGATTGACGATCAATTGCAACATTTATTTCAACCTCATCATCTTTATAATTAGAATTCAATTCTTTTTTATCAAAGATATAATAAGTTAATATATCATTACATTGTTGAGGTGTAAATGATTTTATTTTATTTAAACTTAACTGATCATCATCAGATGAAATAAAATCAGGTTTAATAAGTTTATTTGCAGCATTAATCGTCAAACCAAACTTTTTTATTGTGTCATAAACTCCAATCTTATCAACAGATTTTGAAATCATTTCTTTTGTTCTTTCAAAACTATTTTCAGATAATAATTTTTTATCATTAAACATTAACTTTTTAATTTCATTAACATATCCCGATAAAGGATTTTTTATATCCAATGGTGAGTTCAATATCCAATCCTCAATTTGAAAAAATCTTTTTAAAATCTGATTAATAGATTCATCCATAAATTCTTTTGGTGGTGTTGGACTTTCAGTTATTTCATCATTACTATATGATAACTTTTCAGTAACCTGTTTGTTTGCCAATCTATAAATTTTTTGAAATAACTCATCATCATTATTTTCAAACGCCAATGGGATTTCAAATCTTAACCCAATAGTGTAACTATATCTTGGGTTTTCACTTCTAGATCCTCCCATTATATTTTTATAATAATAAAGTTCAATAACAGTATTATATTGACGGAAATTAAGTTCAGTTGGGGGGTCTGTTTTGTAACTAACATAACCAACATTTTCATTGTAAGTCACATCTTGAAATTGTATTCTATCATTTCCGTCTCTTTCACTAGTAACAGATGTTTTAAGATATTTTAGAAAGGGTATTCTTTTTTTAAGGTATTCTTCAGTAACTTTAATTGATTTATCTTCAATTTCATTAACCATATTATAGTTCTTCCAAAACTTATTTAATTCAGTTTTATTATATTTTTTTGACTTATTATCCCAACCACAAGAATGACAAAGATTAGGATGTTTATCCTTTTTTTCTTTATCCCAAGAGTGTTTACACTTAGAACACTTTATTTTACCTTCTAAAAGTAGTTTTGATTGTTCTTCAGTTATAATAATTTTCATTTATCAATTTCTTTAGTAATATTATCTTTAACCATAAATATTACGTATTTTGAGTTTTTTGGATAAATTACTAAATCAACCGCTTTATGTTTTCCATTATTATAATCAATAATAAATGTGTCTAGTTGAGATTCGTTTGACTTTGATTGAATTGTACTTATACCTTTTTTTGTTTTAATAATAAAATCAACAGATAACAACATATCAATAAAATCGCCGTTTCCACCTTGATATAAAAGTTCTGCTCCATCACTTTTAAGTTTTTTTATGATATTATTTTCTAACTTTTCACCATAATCACTGTTAACTTTTATATTGTTTGTAAAGTTAAGTAATTCCATAGGTGAGGTTAAATATGTTGTAAATAATTGTGGAATTTTATGTTTATGTTTTAATAAAATATTTTTAGATTCCTCATCAGAATCTTTTGAAAGTAACGAATCAATTATATTTTTACTGTTAAGACTACCGTTAGTATATGACCGAATAAGTAATTCAGTTAAAATATCCGCAATATCTGAGTAATTAGTATTTAATTTATTAACATAATTCCAAACACCATTAGAATCTATTTCTCCATTATTGTTAGTGTAAACAAGTTTTCTATTTGGTAAATTTTTAATAAAATCATTATGTTGTATTTCTGAGATATTACCGTTATTTTTTAATAAATTAATTCCAAAAATATGTTTGTCAATCTCTTCCTGCCTTATATTACTTTTTAAAGGATCTAATATCTTATCAATAATTTTTTCTATCCCTAACCCTTCTTTTTTTACTAACTCTAACCCTTCTTTTTTGTATACCCAACTTTTGTGTAACCAATACTTAAAACTATTTAATCTTCTTTCTATTTCTAATCTTTTGTTTTCAACCATATTATAATTTTATTTCTACAAAGATAAAAAATTATATTTGATTAATCAAATAAAAAGTATTATTTTTAGTCTAAATCATCTTCTTTAATAATGATTGATAAACCAGACTCCATCCATTCATTACTATATAAATCAATTTCTATTGTCAGATTGTTTCTATCTAAAATAATTTTTCCTGATGATCCCTCATTTATTTCCCAACCACCAAATGAAGACTCAAGTTTATCATAGAAAAAATTTTCAAGTTCATCAGGATATCCAATTGTTTCTGATGGACCATCTTCCTCATCACTTCCATTATTATTTAACTCACCACTATCTCCTCCACCAGAAAACTTAACTTCAAAGTAATTTATATTATTTTCATCTAAAAAATTTTGAACTAAAGGCATAGTACTTACGTCATATTCATCGGATTCACCCACCGAAGTTTGTTCTTCTATTTCACTAGTTATTTCCATAGTTTTATTAATGCGATCAACAAGTATAGTAACGTGATAATAATAGTCTCCATTCTCATTTCGAGAGTTTTCCCAAATTTCATCCGTATATTTTTCAATTATTTTTTCAAAAAATGAGTAAAAGTTAGACGGTATGGTATAACTTTTATTACCAACATAAAACATATCTTCAAAATGGTCAACATATCTACCATCCATGCTGAGATTAAGTCTAACCTCATCAACTTTCAAACTTTTTAGATAAACTAAAAATCCATAAAATTTATTTTTCATATTTTTTTATTATATAAATATATTAATCATCGAATTTAAGATCTAAAGTTCTTGTCATCCACATAGGTTTTTGTTTATTTTGTATTGCTTGTATCCATTCTCTTGCACTTGGTATATAATCAAAACAATCTTCCTTCACATGTTGTTCTCCAACATATCTTGTATAAACAACTTTTTCATCACTATTAACAAACGAAGATCCAAATATCTTTTCCATTTCAAATATACCCTCTGAATGATGTCTAAACATTCTGTGATATGAATGACCTACCCAAGCTTTTGTTTCATCCATCCAATTATGTAAATGAATATAATCTTCAACTTTACCCCCAAACTTTTTAACAGAACTTTTTGAGTGTAATAAAGGATGTGACATATAATATACTTTTATTATAAGTATAAAAAAAATATTTATTATTTAAAGTATTTAATTTTTAAGTATTGACCATATTTATATAATATGGAATATTTAATTAAAAAAATATTAAAAGAATATGAGGAGGAAGAGGAAAAAGCGTTTCCAAAAAATGTTTCTTTATTTTTTAAATTTTTAAATGGTTATAGAAAAGGAGGAAATGTAACACTAAATGCCTTAGGTAATTTTATGTTGTCTAACATGAAAACTTTTGGTTTAAAACCTCAAGAATATCAACACTATTTAAATCTTTATACTCAAAATTTTAGAGAAGATGGTCAATACATTTTAACCAAAAAAAATGAATTAAATGCCGAATATAATCAATCAAAACCAAAACGAACTTCTAATTCAAAAGCTTCAGATTTAGTAAGGGATTTACAACCATTTAAAGGATCAAATTTAGAGGGTAAGTGGAAACAGGATTATAAGGGTGATTGGGCATATGTTGTATATTCTTGGAATTGGTATCCAATATATATGTATAAATATAAAAAATGGTTTGAGGTTGATAATCGATATTCCTCATCAACAGGTAAACATATGTCAGCCACAAGTCCTGGAAGGTATAACAGTCAGTTAAGAAAAACAATGTTCATTGTTTCACAAGATGAAATGTCTAATCTTTTAAACGGTCAACAAACATCAGAAAATATAATTAAAAATAAAAATAAAAAATTTATTGACATTGTTGGAAAAGAAATTCATACCTTAAAACAAGTTAGATTAGGTTGGGACCCAAGAGTTAGAATATCATTTAATTTTATGAAAGTAAGTATGGAAGAAAATGATCCTCGTATTGATGTTGAAGTTATTAATGTTGATAAAATGGACAATAATAAAATAGATAGATCTTCAGGTAACTTTTTAAAAGGTGAAATGGTTGGAGTTTCAAAAGAATATATCACCGATTTAATGAAAGAATACATCTCAAGATATTCTTCCTCTATATTAGGAAGAGATGTTTCAAATGAAATTAGTGTAATCGTAACTTACTTAGATAATCCAAATATAAACTAAAAAATCGGATCTAGTCCGACTTTTTTTCATTAAACTAACATAGTTATCCCATCATTTCAGTAGCTTTGTACACCGCTAATTCTTTGGTTTTAAACCCACGTTCTTTAATGTTTTTACCATGTACGATTTGATAAGTAGTTGAAGCAACTTCTTTTTTATCACCTCTACCTGGTTGTTTTCTCATAACATCTGTTGCGTAGACATCTAAAAAACCAACTTTACAAATGTAACGACCTTTTGTTGAACCTTTTCCCATTTTTTTATTTTTTGTTTTGATTAATACTTTTACAAATATATAAATTTATTTTCTATTTATCAACAAAATTTTAATTTTATTCTAAAAGTATTACCTATATTATATATTTAATTACTTTATTTAAGAAATTTTAATTTGTAAAGTGTAGAATTTATTAGTTCCTGAATTGTATCTATTTGATTTTGGATATAACTATCGTCAACCGAATCTCTATTTTCTTCAATCATATTCAATAAACTTGTAAAGTATTTTAATACTTGGTTTTTGTTTTTATAAGATTGATTCTTAAATGATTTGTAATTAGTTAAAAGACCGTACTTACCTTGATAAGACTCTATTACACCATCAACAAGTACATCAATCCCTTCGTAATATTTTTGTAAGGCTTTGTGTTCAGAATATGATTTAGTTCCTAAATGGAAAATATGAATTTGTGTTTGTGAATGTAATATTTGACAAACCATTTCACAGAAATCTTCATTATGACTGGAAGATTCTGTATCTTCGTCGTTGTTATCCTCTTGATCATTATCGTCCTCATCATTATCGTCCACATCCTCTTCATCATTATCGTCCTCATCATCTAACAAATCGTCTTGTTCATACAGTCCTTGTTTTTTTAATGTTTCAAAAACTTTTTTAGTTAAATTTTTATCAGCCATAATATTTGTTTTTATTTACTTATTTTTTAAAACCAGTTCTTTGGGTTCCATTTTGATTTTTTAGCATCTTCCGCAGCTCTATTTAACGCATCTTGAGCGTCTCTTGCTTGTCTATCAAGTTCGTCTTGTGCCGCTCTCGCTTGTCTATTAAGTTCATCTTGTGCCGCTCTCGCTTGTCTATCAAGTTCTTCCTGTGCAATTCTTGCCAATCTATCACTTTCTTCTTTAGCCGCTTTTGTTTGTCTGTCAAGTTCTTCTTGAGCTTCTCTCGCCTTTCTTTCAGTTTCTTCTTGGGCTATTTTTGCAAGTCGTTCAGTTTCTCTTTGTGTTGCTTCAGATAACGCTTGTGCTTCTGCTGCCGCACGTTCTGATTGTTCTGCCGCCAATCTAGCGTCTTCAGCAATTTGATTCGTATCAACACTCACACTTAGATCAACATCAACACCAAGTAAAACTGCCACTTCACCACTAACTCCGACAGTTGCAACACCATCTACATAAGTAGCTTCACCACCACCACCAACACCAACTTGTTCTCCAACCGATACACCAGCACCTGCGGTTACTGAACCTTCTCTTAAATCTAAAGTTCCTTCACCATCTACACCAACTGAACTTCCTGCCGATACACTTCCATTTGCTACCACTCCTTCATCACCTGCCCTTACTTCTAAACTTGCTTCATTTCCTGTTTTAGCGTAAGCATCTACAGAACCACCAACCCCAAATCCTTCATCATTAGCCTGACCCTCTACTGTAACATGAACTTCAGTTGTGTCTGAATAGTTTGCTTCCACATATACATTGTTACCATCTAAACCACCATCAACTGATGCTTCTGTCCCAGTTTTAGCGGAAGCTTCAATGCCAATCGAGGCATTTTCATTTCCTGTTTCTATTCCTGCGGATGCAGTAGTTGTATTATCAAATGATGCACCACCTGAGGTTTCATCTGAATGTGTTTCGGTTGTTTGATTTTGTTTCATATGTTCGTGTTTTTTTGTTTTCATTTCTTTTTTATGGGTTTTTTTATTGGTTTTTTAATTGTTTTTTTAATTGTTTTTTTCTTTTTTACTGGTGTAATAACAATTGGTTTATCAAATCTGATTAAAATAACAAATCCCAATAGTAATAGAACCAAAAAGTATATGTAAATGTTTAATTCAAGTATAGCTCGTTGAAGTTTGTCATTTGATTTTTCATATGTCACATCTCTTAGATGTTCTATACTAGAAATAATTCTAGTTTTATACGACAAATATTGATCAGTAAAAAATGCCGTGTCATTCATTGCTTTAAATGCCGGAGCCTCTATTACTGACGCTAATTCATTACTCAAACTTAAACCTTCATTGTAATATACCATACCTTCAGGTATAATATCAAATTTTAGTTGTTTTCTTCTTTCTAAATGGGAATTAAACTCATTAATGAATTTTTCTTTACCAGTGGCCGTATATGCTATTGCCAAATAGGTTAAACTATCCGTAGATGTTCTTAAATAATATGCGGTTCGTTTACCTAAATCTAACTCTACATGAGCGTCTTCAATATCTTTTATTGCGGACATTGATAATAAGGCCGCTATAGCAACTGGTATTGATATGAGCCAAATTTTACTTTTTATTTTTTCTAAAATCATTCAACTGGTTTTTTAATAACTTTCTTTTTAATTGGTGTTTTTTTAATTGGTTTTTTTTTAACAGGTGTTTTCTCTTCAGGTTGAGGAGCAACTTGGTTTAAAAATTTATTACTTAATATCTCTACTAATTTTAATCCTAAAAATCCAACAATAAAGGCTAAACCATTTTGTAATTTAGCTTCATTTAAATTTAACAATTCTACCATTATTGGGGTAAGATAATTAGCTGCCGCCATACCACCAAAAATAGATAATATGGTAGATTTAACACTTGTTTGAGCGTTTTTGGATGCCATTAATATAGCACCAAATAACCCACTAATTAAAAAACTTATGGTTATACCTATTTCTTTCATATTTTTATATTACCAAGTTTTTATGGTGTATGTAACTGAGATTCCAAATCTTAAATCAGGTTGGTTTCCATTTATGTAATAGTTAGTACCCGCCCAAGTTCCAAAAGACCACTTTTTGATATTGTAGTTAAGATTCAAAGATGACCAACCATTGGATTGGTATATAGCTCCCTTTGGTTTAATATTTGATACATTAATATAACCAGCACTTGTGCTTAGAGCCCAATGTTTTATTGGTTTAGGGGTGCATTGACCATAAACTGTATAACTAAATAGGGTTAATATAATACACGATATTATTTTTTTCATTTTACTTTAATATTACTCTTCTGTTTTATCGTTATCTTTTTTACCCCAAATTTTATCTACTGATGCTAATCCTAAACATCCAAATGCCAGCATTGCCACAGCATTTACTAAAGTGTCTGCAGGTTTTATATCTCCGTGAGTATAGCTGTTTACATATAAAGTAATACATAAAGTAATACCACACAATATACCAATAAATCTTTTAGACGATGGGGATCCTTTTTCGTCCTTAAATAACCCATTTATCCAATGAAACATTTTTTTAAACATAACTTTATTTTTTTTATTTATTTATTTAATATCTAAACTTTCAATTAACGTATATGTAAATGAATTACCGTGTATATCTTTAGCTTTTCTACAGATTTTCATAAATTCCTCAAAATCCGCAGATTTTTTAAAGACTTGACATCCTTCAGACCAATTTTCCACATATGTTGAATCGGCACCTGCTTTATGAATGTTTATACCAAAAACACCTTCTTGTATTAGTTTTTCGTCATATACCATATCACGGTTTGCGTCTCGATATACTTTAACTGGTTTGTTTTGTCCCAAAGCCTCATATTTTCCCCCATGTAATCTAATAATGTGAGAACCTCTGTATTGACCTTCAACAAGTCTAGCAACTCCAGCTTTATTACCAAATTGTTTTACACCTTTTGTTCCTGGATCTGTAGTTGCCAACCATTCGTGATATTGCCAAACACCTTTTTCGTTTTTATAACTTAAAGTTAATAAATCATCAAAAACATTTGTGACTTTGTCTCCAACAGATGAATTTCTGATCCCAACAATGTTTACATCATATCCTTTATTGTTTGTGTCTTCAAACCAAACATAACCTTTAGTCTTTACGGTAGACTCAATATTTTCTTTAGTGTATTTCATAATTTTATTTATTAATAAATATATACGGTTACTAAAAAATAAAATTTTTTTATAAATTCACATTTTTTACTATTTTACTAAGGTTATTATAGTAAAAAAACCCCCACTCTTATTAGAAATGGGGGTTTTAATTGTAGTATAACTTTTATTATTTGTTGGTATAATCACTCCATTCCCAACCTAAAAATAGTTTCATACATTTTCTGTGTAACCAATTTGGTTTTTTCTCCAAATGGATGTGAAATCCTTTTCCGGTACCCATAAAATAACTACCAACATTTTTATTTGTTATTAGTTTTTTATATTCAACATATGGTCTTTCTGAATTAACTATTTTATGGTAATTATCAAGTCCAATTTTATCAATTTTAATATCTAAAATTTCTCTTTTCTTTCTAGGTTTATAATATTTTTTCTTTGTTGTTTTTTTTACCTCAGGGTTTCCTTTAGTAATTGTTTCTTTTAATATAATTTTTTCTGTCATTTTTTTTATTTTTAATTTATTTTTAATTTGATAATGGTGCTTTAATTTTTTCGTGTGATCTATAATTACTTAATTGTATATCTTCTTCTAATAAACATTTACAAAAATTGTCATTAGTAAATGAATTAAATATTTTTATTGCATCTAATAGTCCTATACCACACTCACCTGATTCAGTTGGCCAAAACTCTGTGTTGATGTTTAGGGTTGGTAGTGTATATGGTTCTCTTGTTCGGGTTGGTACATTCCATTGGTCAATTTCAGAATGTGATAATGTGTTACTGTCTCCACCATTATATATTTGATTAAACATTTCTTGAGTAACCATTTCTCTTCTTTCATCTAAATCTAATTCTCTACCAATCTGTTCTTTTGCTTGTTCAACGTGATTCAAATACAAATGTGTATCACCCAAGTTACCAATCAATTCATCAGGAACCATATTAACTGACTTGGCAATAATTTCCAATAACAATCCGTAAGACGCAATGTTAAATGGTAAACCTAAGAATGTATCTACTGAACGTTGATTCCACATTAAAGAGATTGCTCTGGTTGGAATATTAAATTTGTCACATTCTTTATGAACCTCATTATCTAAATCTATACTAACATTACTTTTTATAAAATCAAACAGTTCATTTGAATCCAATAAATTAATTTGTTTAGTGTTTTTATACGTGATTCTTTCACTAGCACTCAACTCTCTTGTATAAACTTGAAATCCATAATGACAAGGTGGAAGAACCATTTGGTCTAATTTACCCACATTCCAAGCATTAACCATTAATCGTCTTGAGTCTGGATTTGTTTTAAGGTCGTTGATTAAGATTGATATTTGGTCTATAACCTTTTCCCCAACTAATGTATGTAGACCATTGTGTCCTATTGTTACATTTTCACCTGTACCCCAACTTCTCCACTGTTTACCATAAATTTTTCCAAGGTCACCCCACTTCTTAGCAAACTCATCATCTGTTTTGATTTTGTTGATGAAGTCTTCTTGTGTTTGGTATTTTACTAATTGACCAGCTTGTGAAGAAATTAAATCAGAGTAGTTTTCTGATTTATAGTCTGGGTTATATATATAATTCTTATAAGCATCACCATCCCAAATATGACAACCATTATCAACAAGGAACTTGATGTTTGTATCACCACGTAAGAACCACATTAGTTCTGTAACGATTGATTTCCATGCCATCTTCTTAGTTGTAAGTAATGGAAACCCCTCACTCATTTTATGTCTAATCTGTCTACCAAACACTGAAAGAGTACCACCGTTTCTTGTTTCTTTTTTTACACCATTATCAAAGATGTCTTGTAGGAGTGATTGGTATTGTTTATCTAGGTTATTCATTAATAATCTCGTTTAATCGTTTAATTTCTGATATCACATCATCACCCAATTCAATTTTGGACATCATTGTTAAATCCACTACTTGAGAATAAAGTAAGTTTATTAGTTGTTGCTGAGCCGCCATTTTTGAGGACATCATTTGTGGAAAGTTTTGTAGTTCTTCTTCTGTCATTGTTTTCTCTTTTGTTATTGTATATTCATCAATCATCCACTTTATCTTATCAAACTCACTTTGAATGTCATCTTTTAGTCTATTTAATCGAGTATCTGCCGTTATTTTTTCTTCTCTATCTTTCATTAGTTCTTTACGTTTTTCAGGATGTCTCCACTTACCATAGTTAGACCATTTGTTCATAACTTTCCAATTGATTTTCGTTGAAGATGTGTAATAGTCCATATTCGTCCATTTCACCTATCACCCGTATTTCACCACCGATTGTTTCAAATACACCTACGATTGTACAAGGAAATTTATAACCTTTTGGTTTGTGTACCTTATCACCAACCTTAAATTTTGGTTCTGTTTGATTAATAATACCGTTTAGTCGTTTAATCTCAGAGATCACATCATCTCCCAATTCAATCTTGGACATCATTGTTAGATCCACCACTTGATTCGTAAGGACATTGATTAACTCGTCTTTTGCTTGTTCTCTATTCATAATTTTTTATTTACCAATAATAAATTTAAGTGCTGATGAGCTTCCAGCCATATTAAAGGTAAAAACTTCAGATGAACAAGTTATATCGTTTACCCTAATTTTTAATACACTACATAGTTTAAAGTCATTAAGTATATTACTTTCCATTAGATTACTAACGATCCATATAATTTTTTTATCTTCAGAAACTACCATAGGTTCAGAATATTTTACATAGGAACCGTTAACTAAAAAAGACAAGTCTACCGTGGGGTTTTCATCACACGTATATCCACCCTGCAGATAAAAAAATATTGATCCATCTACATTTTCTAACTTTAAAACTGATTTATTATTTTCAACAGTATAACATATTCGATAAGGGTCATCAAATCCATTATTAACATTTTTGTTTATCCATTGTGCATTAACATTTAAAGTTAACATTAACGCAATACTAATCATTAATTTTTTCATATTTATTATTTATTATTTATTATTTATTTTTAATGAATCAAGAAACTCGTTGAGTTCCACTTTAGATGGTGGTCTTCCATCAATATCACAACAAGTATTGTAATAATTTCTAATTTTGTCAATTACTTCTCCCATTTCAATCTCTTTAAGTCCGTCTATTAAGGTGTTGTCCCATAATTTTATTTCGTCGTCATCCATAAAAAAATATCCATCCGAACCTATGTAAGGTGTTGTGTTTTCACTCATAATATTTTTTTTTCATTTTTTATGTTTTTAGTAATTTATTTATTATTTGATACCATCTTCTAATTCTTTCTCTGCAAGAACACTACCTAAAAATTGGTTTTCATTTTCTAAGAAAATAATATATTCTTTCAACGCCTTATTTCTATCCCTTTGAGATTGAATTTTTTTTAATTGTTTTCCTATTTGAACCTTTATGGAGTCTTCAGGTAATGATAACCATAGAGTATCTACATGGGGATTTTTTTTAAGACTGTCGATTATTCTTTCTTTATCTTTTATTAATCTACTAAATTTGGTATTTGCTCTATTATTGATAATGGCAGCAAATAGTCCAGTAAAAATTAATGTGATAATAATGATGATTGAAATTTTTTTCATAATTTATTTTATTTATATATTTTTAATATAATTATTTTTTATTGTAATGTCAACTCCATTACAATATGTTTACTACTAAATCCTGATTTATACGTATTAACCCACATATACTTGATTTTTTTTTAATCGTTTAAATCTAAACTATAACCATTAAGTATTTCTCTTATTTCGTCACGTATTTTTTGTACAATATCCACCTCTTCTTCACTTGATTCTTTTGATTTATCAAGTAAACTTGTACCATATTTTGTGGTTCCTCGAAGTAATTGATCTAAATCCCACATAGCTATTTTCCATTTATATCCATCTAATGCGGTTCTTGCATCATTTTTTTCTTCTTCAGAGTCAAACTCTAATATTATTTTTCCCATTTTTATTGTTGTTTAAAATCTAATTCTCTTTTATAAAAATAGGGACAAAACCACTTTGGTTCATCACATTCAAGTTTAACCATCTTGCCTCCATAGCATCCTACTTCTATTACAGTAGCTATTCCTGAAAGATTAGTCTTAACTCTATCTCCTACTTTTAATTCACTAAATGTCATCATCTTCTTCCCTATATGTTAAAAATTCATTATATCTTTCTTCCATATGTTTCTTATCTCTATACTTACCACAAGCTAAGTCATCTGCTATATCATATCCAAAATCTATTATCTGCTCCTTCTCCATCTCTTTAGCTTTCTCAAATAATCCTTCAAAAATTACCTCCTGCTCATATGTTAGTCCTAAATTTATATGTGTTACTAACCATTCTACTGCTGTCTGTTTCATAATCCATTTTGTATCATTGTTAATACTTCTAATTTCTGCTCATCTGTTAATCTAACAGGTAACTCATACTCCACTTTATTATCCAACCTACATTGTTCTACCTCTTCCCATAATGACTTGACATCATAACAAATAGGTTTTCCGTCATTAGTAGTTGCTTGGTCAATTGTTCCAAGAGGGTCTCTCTCCCATAGATACCAATTAATCCAATCTGCTCCATCCTTACCATAGTACACCTCTAATAAAATGTTTATCACTGAGATATAATTATCTGAGAAATTAATAGTGTCTATATCTAATACATACAATGCATGTTCCTTGTCTGATTGCTTCCTAAGTCTATTTAGGATTTCTGTAAATACTTCTAGTTTCATATTATTTTTTTAGTTTCCATAACTCGTAATTACTATTTTTTGTCTTAAATTTAATATAGTCATCTTGATCCTCAACAATTTCTGTTATTGGAGTTGTTTGCCATGTAAAAAATTGGCTAAATGGTGACATAAGTAGTGAACGACCAACATCTGGTTTATCATGTTTTGATTTAAACCTACCTTCCTCATTAAATTCCAACCACATTACTTCTTTAGATTGGTTAGTTAATCCATCATGTTCACGAATCATTTTCCAATTGAATTCGTTTTCAATTACTCCCTGATCAACAGCAATCTTTAAAACATTATCTTCCGTTAATGTCATTGGTATTTTAGTTTGTTTAATCTTGCTCATTTTTAATTATATTATATGTAAAATCACTAAATTTTAAACCCCATTGTAGTGAGATCCACATCATTTCTTTTTCAGCACTTTTTGCGTTCATTCGTAGGTTTTTTATTAGGTATTTTTTACCCCATAACTTCCATTGATCGTTTTGTTCTGTAGTCATAGTCCATTCCTGAAACCAATTGTCTTTACGATCTTTAATGTCCTCAAAGGTTACCGTATGACCCGCAATTTCAAACATCTTGTTAACTAAATCAATGATTACCTGTACTTTTTTTTCTTGTTTACTTAATCTTTTATTCATTTTATTTAATCTTGATTGTTTTCTAATTCATTTAATTGTTTTTCTAATCTTTCGATGCTACCCCAAATAATTCTAGCGGTTGGATCTATCGATTTAATCTGTTCAACTAATTCGTTTTGTCTGCCTCTGCTGTAAAATCCAAGTTCAATATCATTAGCCAAGTTTTGGATGTGTTCTGGTGCGTGAATAGAAATACGGAGGTCATAAGATTCCCATTTAGTTTTCCAATCAACGAAAGCGATTCCCTTAGTTAATTTCCTAAGTAAATTATGTAGAGTCCAATTACGAACTCTAACAATTGATCGGTCACTACCAAATACATGTAAGAACCGTAGAAACCATCTTTGGCACCATTTTGGTTTTGCTTCATAGTCCATTGCCAACACCAGTGGATAAAGAGCTTTGTAGTAGACGCTGTCTTCTTTATAGAAAGTTATTCCAAGATATCCCCACTTTTCTAGTTTCTTTGGAAAAAAGATATACCGTAAGTCATCCAAGTTGATGTTACGAGTGTGTATAATACCTTTTTTACGTCCTCTCCAAAATATCAGACTTTGTGCAAAAGATTTTACCTTTGTTGCTATAGACCGATTGTCTTTGTAATCAAATTTACTCATAATTCTTATTTTATTTTACAAATGTACAAAAAAATTTTTACTTTACCAAATTTAATCATAACCATTTTATTTCATTTGTTATTGAATCCCATTCAATGTTAAGAGGTAAGTTAGTGTAATTATATCTCTCATCTAATACTGAAGCATTAATAAAGTGTGTGTGTCCATTATAATAATATCCTGAACTTCCATGTATGTGTCCAAATACATGAATCTTTGGTTTGATTTCATCTACTCGATGACGTAACATTTCACAACCTAATCTTACACTTTGTCCTCCTGGAATATCTAAATGTCCAAATGGTGGTCCGTGTGTAATCAGTATGTCCGTATCGTCAGGTATATCATCCCACTTTGCTTTCATTACTTCTCCATTTCGAGGTAAATTAAAAGCCCAATTAAAGAACTCTGGTTGCCAAGGTGACCCATAGATCTTTAAACTACGATCTTCATCCATATCATAAAGACCAAACATCTCATCTTGAAGATAAATTAGATTTGTATAATCTTTGATGGTTAATAAACTCCAAGTAGGTTCATTTTCTAAAATACGGTCGTGATTTCCTGCAATAAAAATTTTCTTATCGTATCCTTTTATTGTACTAAACCAATCAAGGAATTCAATTACCTCTATTTTACTATATCCACCGTTCATAAAATCTCCAGCATGTATTAGTATATCACCACCTGGTAAATCATTTTCACAATACCGGTGTTTGGTATGTGTATCACTAATAAATGTTATTGTTTTTTTCATGTTACAAATATAAGAAAAATAATTTAAAATTTAAAATAAAAGTACAAGAGTTTTTAACGGATTATTTTATTATTTAATTATTTCTTTTTTTCCTATGATGGAACCTTGTAACACTACCTTATCTATTCTTGAATCAATGTATGATTTTGTTTGATCAATTTCTCTATGAATTTCATTTTCTATCTTGTGATGAAAATCATCCACATTTCTAACTTGATTCATTATTGTTTGTTCAACCATATTAATATCACGATGGGTAGATTCAAGTAATTGTTCAGTATGTCTTCTTTCGTGATCAATTGATTGATATACTTCGTCAATCATTTTTTTAATTGTTATTGTTTGTTTTTCTAATTTGTTTATCTTAACCATACCTAAAACTAAAGCAATTAATAATAATATTGCTGCAATCGTAAGCATACCTAAAACATATGATGTTATTTCTACCATGTTTTTTAAATTTTATTTATTTTTATGTCAAAGAACTCTTGTACTGTATCTATGTAGAATTTTAAATCTACATAGATTTTAATTATTTAATTATTTCTAATTCTATTCTATATTTTTTAATCTTTTCTCTAGTTTTTTGGTACTCATCTTGATCAGTAGCCTTGTGACCATTTAGAACTGCTCTTGTTATTATTAATTCATTTTTTAAAATAAAAGATAGTTTTTCTTGATTGGTTAATTCATAAGGGACAACTTCCGTCCTAATGAACTCTCTAATCATTCCTCTAATATTATCAATGTGATCTTTTGGATTTTGTTTTGCCCCGTGTACCATAACAGATGTTTGGTATATTGTTCTACTTAAATCTAATATTTTTTTATCAAAACCCATTTAATTTTTTTGTTTAAAGGATTTCTTTTCTTTTTTTGTTTAAATAAACCTCAAGTGGATTAATAATATTATATTGATATTCTCTCAAATACTCCACAATATTTTTGTTTTTTAATTGATTATCAAAATTATTAATTAATTTATTTGCCGTAATTATTTGTTCTTGAGTTTTACAAGAATTAATAACTTTTTTAATCCATGTCTCTATTTCTGTGTAATTTTTCATTTTTTTTATTGATTATCAATTAATACATAAGGGGGATTAATTCTTACCTCAGACCCATCACTATTAAAGTAATACGCCGTATCCCCATCAAAACTAATGGTATCTGTATACCAAATAGCAGGATGAGGACCTTTATTGGTAATAACATCACCTTTTATTTTATATCTATATTTGTTTTGGTTACACGAGAATATTATAAGTCCGAGTAAAACAATAAGAATTAATTTTTTCATAATTTAGTTAATATGTATAAAACAAATATAATTATTTTTTTTTAATAAATCAAATTTTTAGTAAAATTTCTTTTACCATTTTATATATTATCAAATTTAAGTTCAGATCCATCAAGTGATACATCACATATACCCCCATTTTCAAAAATTAAGTCTATTCTTGATTCGGGTATATTAACTTTATCTGGTCCACTAACAATTTTATAACTTTGTGTTAATGTTAATCTTGGATTTTTAATTAACGATAAAACAGTTTCGTTTTCGCAATTCATTTTTGATGGGTATTGACCTCCAACAGTTACAATAACTTCATCACCAATTTGTATTTCTTCATTAGAAACCAAGTAAGGTTTTTTTTCAATTAATATTATTTTATTCATTGTTTTTATTTATTTTTTAATAAATTATTTTATATCATGAACCCCCACGGATTAGGTGAGGGTTTTATATTTAACTTAAAAATTAGATTACCTCTTCAAACTCAACATCAGATGGTTTACTATTTTCTTCTTCTGTTGTTGTTTGTTCGTACAATAATTGACTAATATTTTGAAATTTAGTATTAAGATCATTGATATCATTTTCAATCTTCTCAATATCTTTTTTACCGTAAGATTCTTTTAAACTTTCAAGTGCCGTATTAAGTTCGATTTTTTGATCTTCGGTTAATTTTTCATCTAAATCTTTGATTGATTTTTCAGTTTGAAAAATTGTACCGTCGGCTCTATTTATAACTTCAGCATCTTCTCTTAGTTTTTTGTCTTGTTCAACATTTAACTCAGCTTCTTGTTTCATTTTCGCAATCTCTTCTTTTGATAACCCAGAAGATGCCTCAATACGAATTGTTTGTTGTTTGTTTGTTCCTTTATCTATCGCTGACACATTGATAATTCCATTTGCGTCAATATCAAACGTAACTTCAATTTGTGGAACACCTCTCATTGCCGGTGGAAGACCATCTAAGTTGAATTTACCAATAGTTTTATTATCGGTTGACATTGCTCTTTCTCCCTGAAGTACGTGGATCTCAACTGTTGGTTGATTATCCACTGCCGTTGAGAACACCTGAGATTTTTTAGTCGGGATTGTGGTATTAGACTCAATCAATTTAGTCATAACTCCACCCATAGTTTCAATACCTAAAGATAATGGTGTTACATCTAATAATAAGACATCTTTAACATCACCAGCTAACACACCTCCTTGGATTGCAGCACCTAACGCAACTACCTCATCAGGGTTAACACCTTTAGAAGGTTCCTTACCAAAGAATTGTTTAACCGCATCTTGTATTGCTGGAATTCTTGTTGTACCACCAACCAAGATAATTTCATCAACATCAGAAACCTTCATCTTAGCATTTTTTAATGCCTTCTTACAAGGTTCAATTGTTCTTTTAACCAAAGAATCAACTAACTGTTCAAATTTAGATTTTGATAATGTTCTTACCAAATGTTTTGGTAGACCATCCACAGGCATAATATAAGGTAAATTGATCTCACTTGATGAGGTTGAAGATAATTCAACTTTTGCCTTCTCAGCCGCCTCACGTAATCTTTGTAATGCCATTGGATCCTGAGTTAAATCAAGACCGTTCTCTTCTTTGAATTCACTTACTAACCAATCGATGATTGTTTGATCAAAGTCATCACCACCTAAATGAGTATCACCATCAGTTGATAATACTTCAAACACTCCGTCACCTAATTCAAGAATGGACACATCGTGAGTACCACCACCACAGTCAAAAACCACAACTACCATATCTTTAGACATTTTATCTAAACCATAAGCTAATGCCGCCGCGGTAGGTTCGTTAATAATACGTTTTACTTCTAAACCCGCAATTTCACCTGCCTCTTTAGTTGCTTGTCGTTGAGCATCGTTAAAATATGCCGGTACGGTAATAACCGCCTGAGTTACCGTTTCACCCAAATAATCCTCAGCAGTTTGTTTCATCTTTTGAAGTACCATTGCCGATATTTCTTGTGGTGAATATTGTCGTTTATCTATTTCAACTCTTGGAGATCCTCCATCACCTTTAACAATCTTATACGGTACTTTTTTAATCTCTTTTTTAGATTCATCAAAACTTGTCCCCATAAAACGTTTAATTGAACTAATAGTTTTATCCGGATTGGTTACAGCTTGTCGTTTAGCCGGATCTCCAATTTTTCTTTCACCATCTGTAATAAATCCAATGACGGATGGTGTTGTTCGTTTACCTTCACTATTTGTTATAACTACAGGTTCGTTTCCTTCCATAACGGCAACACACGAATTTGTTGTTCCTAAATCAATTCCAATAATTTTTCCCATTTTTAATTTTTATTTTTATTTTTATTTATTATGACTTTAAAGTCGTACTATTTTTTACAAAAAACATTCCATTCATAAAATACTGACATTTTGTCAGTTTACCAACTATCAACATCTGTCAAATCTAATTCTATGTCAGCCAACTCACTAAATACTGTGACAATTTTTCCAATACCATCACTTGAGAATCTGTATTCGTAGTTTCCATAACTCCCATATATTGCCTTTATGTGACTCTGCCATTCCTCCAACTTTTTAACTTGATCTTCATCAAGAGTAAAAGTTTTAGTTTTACCTTTTTTTGGTGGAGGTAGTAACATTTCACGATCTTTAGGTGGGGGTGGTGACATCTCATGATCATTTGGTTCACTGTTTATTCTCAAATACATTTTTTTTATGCGTTCTTGATTCTCATCCATACCCTATTATTTTTCAATGATCATATTTGTATTAGCAATTGGAGCTCTAAATACTGGAATTTTTTTACCATCAAAATCTTCAACATAAACTTCATAATGTTGGTCCATTACTTTTACTGTTGGGACGTTGTGTTGGAAGTAAATTATATCTCCTTGTGAATTAATCAAAATTACTTCTTTTTTTGTTGTGTTAAATGTTAATGTTTGCATATTTTTTATTTTTTTAAAAAAATAATAAAAAAAAATAAAATTGTCAAGTTAATGTGAGTCACTTTTTATTTTCTATTGTTTTATCTTAACACGTATCTATGAATTACTACCACCAATTTTCCATTAAATAATGCTCGGTCTGTTTGAATGTCAATATCCATCATACCCAAGTCTTCCTTGAGTCTATTAGCTTGGACCCCAACTTCGTGTTCCGCATCTTTTTCATTTTTGAAGAATCCAAAGTAGGAATCACATTTCCCTGTTTTATCACACACTCCGTAAATCATTTCTCTTTGATCCATAACATTCTAATTTTATATTTTTAACATTCCACAAATCTTTAACCCCTTCGGTCATATGACAATTATGTTTCTTACCAGTCCTACGACCAAATTCAACAATCATATCATTATGACGATTCTTAATAAAGTGCGGACATTCTTTGCATGGAGTTTCCATAAAACAAAGATAGTTATTTTTTTTTAAATAAACAACTATTTATTGGTATGAAAATTATTTTAACTGAATCTCAATATTCAACATTATTAAATGAGGTAGTTGATTTTAATTCACTATATAAATCTTTATACCCAAAAATGTATCGACAAGTTTGTTTGAAATATGCAAATGGAGATGAAGAAAAAGCAAATGATTTTTGTCAATTAGGGTTCATTAAAGTATATCAAAAAATTAGTATGTACAATGAGTCAGGACCTATTGAGGCTTGGGTAAAACGTGTAATCACAAATACAGTAATTGATGAATGGAAAAAAGAAAAAAGAAGTCCATACAAAAACCCCATTGACTTTGAACGAGCAAATTTAGAAGTAATTGACGACACCCCAGAAGAAAGTTTATATTCATCAAAAGAGATTAAAGATGCCGTTGAAACTTTATATCCTTCACAAAAAAAAGTATTTGAGATGTTCTTTTTTGAAAATATGAAACATCAAGAAATTGCCGAAGAATTAGGGATTAGTGAAAGCACATCAAAAACTAATTTATTTAAAGCAAAGGCAAAAGTAAAACAATACCTAATTAATTTAAACAAAAAAAGGGAAGACTAATCTTCCCCTTTAAAGGTCGACAACGAATTGTCCGACTCCACCAACTTGTTTTACTAAACAAGGAAAATTAACAAAAGTCTATTGAATCAGATATTCTTAACCCATCTACATAACGTTCAGGTTTACTCCAAGAATTTCTACTTTCAGGATATTCCAAATAATATGATTCCGAATCAAAACCATCTTCCTGTCCCCACGAAAAAGACATTTCAATAAATTCATCCTGGCTCAATTCATCCCCATATTCATCTAAGATACGACCTGATTTAATAAATTCAAGTAATGATTCTTTATCTTTAAAGAACTTATCTTCATTGAAATTCCAAAGAAACTTCCACCCCATACTACGTTTACCCAAATGAACTTTTACATTATCAGTAAACTCATCCCAAGGTGACAAATTTTGAAATTGATCAGTACCATCTATTCTAAAATTGTTATTAACTGATTCCACATTTAATTCCATTTGTCTAATTCTAGACATAAGACGATTTTTCCTTGTCTCCAATTCATTTAAAGTTGGAGATCTATAATAATTTGTTCCCATGTTTATATTTTTTCCATCCAAAGGTAGTAGTTTGGGGGATTAACCACACCTATTGAAATATCCGTAAACTTACCCCCAATTATAACTCCCATTTCTAAATTAACTTTATTCACATTACCAGTTAAGTAACCAAATATTGTATAATTCAATGTTAAGGAATAAACAGTACCCACAGAATAAAAACCATAATTTTGGGGACTCATTGAGTTATATGTGTATTTATTTTTTGTAATAAATTTAATTGTATCAACCGGCATCATATCCATTGGTAAACCCATCTCACCAATTCTATATTGTTTAATAACCCAAGTTTGTCCAACCAAAGAGTATGTACTATCTTGTGTTGTTGGATTTGGGGTTACATATGGTTGATATTCACCAGGTTCAATAACTTGTTTCTCACAAGATAATAACCCAACTAATACTAATGTTAAAAAAATTATTTTTTTCATATCTTATTTTGTTACTAATGATTCAATTTTACTTTTAACTTGATCACTTATAGAAATATCTTCCACATTACTAATAATTACTGAATTAATTAAAATTTTATTTGGTATATGTACTAAGAATGCGTCTCCATTGTAAAAACTCAAATTATTTCCCAATTCAATTGACCCATGAATCATTTTTAAAAATATTTTATATTGAATCTGATCCATAAATGTCTCATCAATTAACACACCCATACTTTCATTAATAACTTTTAGTGTGTATCCCGTAATTGTTTGTTTTAACATAATCTATAATTTTTTATAAAGATAATACATTATTTTATAATAACAAATTTTTTACCAACTTTTTTTAGTGTACCAACAAAATCATTTTTATGGTCAATACCACCCCAAAAACCACTTCCGTCCGACCAAACTCCTTTTTTATTATTTTTATATACTGATTCATCCTCAAAAATAATGTAATCAGGTTGATCATGTTTAGGTAAAGCATATGCTCTTGTCATTTCTCTATGCTCAGATGGTGAGTAATTACCCAACCAATCTTGTCGACATAAAAATGTTGCCTGTCCAACAATAACTTCTTGTCCATCAAGAATAACTTTTTTGTTGAATTTTTTTTTAAATGTGTGAATGTAAGTTCCCATTTTTTAAATTTTAGACGTTTGAATTAAAATAACTAATATTAATAAATTTATTATAAAGATTGTACTTGTTCCATAATGCCAGTAACCTCTTCTCGACTCAAGTAACCAATAACATCATTTGTTATAGGCGTATCATAAGTTAAGTCACCATCCTTACCAAGAACTGCAATCTCAAACAAACCAGTTTTACCGCCATATGAATGTGTATGACATACAACAGATACTCCGTATCCATTTTCAAACACCATTTTACATTTCACCCCAATTTGGTACGGAGAATCTTCAATTTTTTCAAACTCTAAATCTTCAAATTTTTTCATAATATATTTTTTAATTTTTAATTACAGAACAAAGGTAATACTTTTTTTTAAACTGCCAAACAAAAAATAAAAAATCCCATAATTTTTTTAAAAAAGTTATGGGATTATCTTTTTGATTAACCATTAAATAACTAAGAAAGAGGATTTTGGTTGTTATTTGTACGATATAAATATACTATAATTTATTAAAAGTTAACTTTATTGTAAATTTTTAACAATTATTTTATAAAATTCATCTGTTTTATTTGTAATTGGTAATTCATCAATACTATAATATCCACACTCACTATGTTCCCCACCATCTTTTGCGTTATCTAGATCTGGATATATCTTATCTTCAACCTCAAGACCATAGACATACATAAAACCTTTTAGGTAGGTACCGTCTTTGTTAAATCTATCAACAAACCCAACCAAATTTAATTTATCGTTGATTTTAATATTTGTTTCCTCAAAAAATTCCCTACGAGCAGCCTCTTCAGGTGTTTCACCATCTTCTATTCCCCCACCAGGGATTGACCATTGATTTGGCATTGTGTTGTCACTACTTCTTTTACACAACAATACCTTGTCATTACATTTAACTAATATTCCAGAAAATCTTTTGTTTTTTTTCATACCTTACATATTTATATATATATGGAAGTAATAATAAACAATAATCTTTTTAATGTCAAATCTGCAATTACCGATAAAGACATTCAAGATGGAATGAAAGGTAAAAAATTTGATGACGAATTTAACGGTATGTTATTTGTAATGAATGAAGGTACTCATTCATTTTGGATGAAGGATTGTACTACTTCTTTAGATATTATTTTTATATCAGATGAATCAATAATAAAAATTTACTCGGATTGTCCACCTTGTCGGGAACAAGACGATTCGAAATGTCCCCGATATGATGGTGTTGGTGATATGATCTTAGAGATCAATGGTGGTGACTGTATTAAATACGATATCACCGAGGGTGATTCAATTTTGATTAAAGAGTGATTTTTGAATTCTAAAAGGTTCAACTCTATCTTTCGCAATTTTTGTGTAATTTGGAGATAACTCAATTCCAACCCAACGTCTTCCCAATATTTCAGCAGCAACCAAACTAGTTCCGCTACCAGCAAATGGATCTAAAACAATATCATTCTTATACGATAAAATTTTAATTGCCTTTGTTGGGATGTCCATTGAGAATGTTGCCTTAGTCATTGACTTAGTATCTGCAAAATAATTCCACTGACCAAAAACAAGTTCCATGAACTCTTTCTTATCATTTTCTTCATAAACAGTTTTCTTTTTGGTGGTCCCGTCTTCTTGTTCAACATCAGTTGGAACACCTGTCCATTCAGGTTGACCTTTTACTTTTTTAATGTGTTGTTTTTTATACGCTAAAATTACACACTCTTTTGGGTTATAAATGTATGGGCTAGAAGGACTCATCCAAGAACCCCAAGCGGTTGTTTTACTTCTATGTGGAGAGTCTTCTTCAAGATCCACAACACCAAAGAAACCATAACCAATTTCTTTCATAATTTGCCACATTTCTGAAAGAAATAAAATTCTACCTCCCTTAGTTTGTCTATTGATCTCATAAGGAATGTTCAAGGCAATTCGACCGTCATCCTTTAAAACTTTGTAAGCCTCTGTTAACCAATCTTTGGCGAACTCAATATACTCCTCAAACGCAACATCATCGTCATGTACATCATAATCGATTCCAACACCATAGGGTGGGGATGTTACAATTAAATCCACACAACCTTCAGGAAATGTTTTCATTACATCAATACAACTACCATTAATAATTTTACCAGTAATGTCTTCTAAATTCTTCATACTTTTTTTTTAATTAATTAAACAATTTTAATAAACCTAACTATAATTTTTTTTATTGTCAAATTTTTATTAAACTATTTCTGTAATTATTTGTGCTAATTTATATCCTGCAAATGCTCCCGCAGCGGCTGAACCAGGAAGAACTATAAACTTACCTAAAATTGTGTCATATTTTTTTCTGTTGACAATATACGAAATTAAAACGTAATACAGAACATAATTTATTAAAACTAAAAAGTCCAATTCTTTTGCAACAAACACAACAATAGAATTACCTAAAAACCCCCACATAAAATTTATGAAAGTTTCCCGTAGTAATTCACTTGGTGTTGTGATTGCGTCTAAAACTGAAATTTCTTTACTAAATCCTGTTTTATTTTTCGATGTTTTCAATGTGGTGTTGGATGTACCATAGGGCTTTTCTGAGGTCTTCAAGTTCTGTATCTTTTCTTTTTTTTCCTGCACGGCTAATATATTTTATTGCATTTCCTAAACTAAACCCCAAATCCCAAGCATCAATAACTTTTATTGCTTCGTATTCATTATTTTTTCCCCCATAATGTTGAGGATGATTTACTTGTTCTATTTTTATCGGTGGACACTGACAAAGTCCGGTTCCACCACATACACATTCTTTATCCATTATTCTTCTTTATATTCGTTTAATAATTCATCATTAGAAATTGTACCATATTTACCACTAAGATTATTTGTGTCAATATTTTTAGTCATCATGGTTTTTATATCGTATATTTGTTTTGTTTCGTGGAGTGATTTAACAATCTCAAAAATAATTTTATATGGGTCTGCGTTTGATCCTGGTCTTCTGTCTTCAAGATATCCTTTCCATTCCTCTGCGGTTTCTTTTGGAACTCTAATTGATGCTCCTCTATCAGAGACACCCCAACTAAACTTATCTATTGATTGTGTTTCGTATTCACCAGTAAGTCTTAAATTATTGTTTGAACCGTAAGATTTAATGTGTTGACGATGTCTTGATTCAAATGCGTTAAACAATGACATAAAATATTCTTTATTTCCATCATTTCTCATAATATCTGTTGAAAAATTTGTATGAAGACCAGACCCATTCCATTTACCATGTGTAATTGGTTTTGGGTGTAAATCAATGTGGTATGAATATTTCTCTGAGGTTTTAAAAAGAAAATATCTTGTCATCCAAAGATCATCTCCACTTTTTAATTTTTCTTTAGATAATACTTGGTATTCCCATTGTCCTAACGCAACCTCAGCATTAACTCCTGTAATATCAATTCCATAATTTAAACACATATTTAAATGTTTATCAACAAAATCTCTTCCAACAACATATTGACCAACTCCACAATAATATTTACCTTGTGGTTCCAAGTTGTTTTGATCATGACCTAAAACGCATTTGTTTTTTTTGTCGTATATAAAGTATTCTTGTTCAAAACCAAACCAAAGATCTTCAAAACCTTCACCAATACTTGATCTTTTATTTGACTCGTGTGGTGACCCATCAGAATTTAATACCTCACATAAGACATATACGGTTGATTCCATATCTTTAAAATAATGTCTAACAGGTTTTAAAATACAATCTGAACTTCCTGTTTCAGCCTGTAATGTTGAAGACCCATCAAAGTTCCAAATTGGGAAATTTCCATCAAGAAACGCTTCCTTAATAGATTGATAGTCAACTATTTTTACCTTACTTCTAAGATTTGGTTCTGGTTTATATCCATCTAACCACACATATTCTAATTTAACTTTCATATACAATTTTAAAAATTTAATTCTTCTTTGTTTTTTTTATAATTTTCAATCATTTGAGTTTGATTAATGTAGGTAATCAATTTTCTTTTAAACAATGGAAGAAGCGTTTCATTTATTGGGAAATTCGCTTCACATAACATTTCATACAAAGGTAATTTTGATATATTATCTTGATTCCATTGACTAAATGTATTTATAATTTTTGTAATTGTCAAATTATTTTTTTTTTCAGAATAAATTAAATTTACTAATGTTTTACTTTCAGGTGATTTTTTATTTACTTGTTTAACATTAAATTCCCAAACATAAAACAAATTATCTTTTGAGTCTAAATAATAAAAATATCCTTTTTTTTGTAAAACCTCATTTTTGTTTTTTTTTATTCTTAAAATTACACTATCAAACACTATTTCCCAAACAGATTTAGCAATGTTAAAATATTCTAACATTCTTGGAGCACTATATGTTAATATTTTGTTAAATTCTTCTTTTTCCTCATTGTTTAATATTGGGATGTCTTTTATTTTTAAATCTTTTACTAATAATTCATCATCTATTGTTGTAAATTTTTTATTAGTATACATTATTTTTTTATCTCTGATTAAATTTTGAAGATTTGCCACGTGTAATGACAACTCAATGAATCCAGGATAGAGTTCCATATTATCTAATTTTTCCCCCATTTTTTGAAAGTAAGATAATAATTTATACTCTTTGTGTTCTTGATCAATGGGTTTTTCAAACATCCATTCAGTGTTCATTAAAAATTCTATTTTTTTCTTTTTTTCCATTACACATAAAGATAATAATATTATTTCATTCTGTAAAGGTATTAGTCAGTTCTAAATACAATATAGGTATTTGAATTTATATTAACTTCTTGGTAATCCCCATCATAATGACTTATTACGCTATAGTCAGATTCATCAATTAAGTCACGTAGTAAACTTCTTGTATTAACAAAATTATCATAGTTCATACCATAATCATCCAACCAAGATATCGGGTCAGACTCTATCTCATCTCTTTTTTCTTCCATAACTCGTTCAATATCATCATCACTTAAATCTCCATCAGGATTCTCTTCAATTTCTTCAATTTCAGAATCTATTTCTTCCGCCCTATTCTCAATTTCTTCAATCCTTGATTCATTATCCGATTCATGTTCTCCATCTTCATCTTCATCTTCATAAGTTACTGACTCAACCTTTTTATTGTTTTGGTAAATTTGCCATTTATCGTCAGACCATTCAACAACTAATAAATTGTTCATATAATCTTTGAATTTAAAGTATTTCATACTTTCTATTCCTTCTTCAATAAGAGGAGATCTAGCCCCATTTGAAATTAAATAATTTTCTATCTCAAGAGATTTTTTTTCATTTTTAAGGTTTATTATTTCTTGATCTTGTTCTTTACTAGTTTCTTTAGAAATATCATAATCTTCATAATTTTCATAAATATCGTCACGAATCGAATCTTCAAAATACTCATACACATCTTCACCATCAATGTGATTACTTAGTGTGCTTTTATCAAAATTATTTAAATCATTTACCATATCTTCATAATATTCTTCAATGGAGTCATCCACCTCACCTTCAGTACCAACAGCATAAGTATTTCCATTTGTATCACCATGAATTGATTTAAATACTGTCATTTTATAGTGAGAATGCCGATCTTCGGGAACTAAACCATATTGATCATTATCTTTTTCCTTTAAGGCGTCAATATTTTCTTCTAACTCATCTCTTTCAGTATATAAATCATCTAAAATTTCATCATCTTCCTCATTATCAATTTTTTCTTCAAGTTCCACCATTTGTATTTCTAAATCTTCTAATTCTTCACGTTCTCGTCCATCTAAATATCCAATATCATTTTGTTGAACCATATAGTCAAAAACTGCGTTTGCCATCTCACTTATTTCATCTGTATTTTTTATATTCCATTCGTCATTTATTCTTCTTTCATTAGCGTCTTCCCTTTCTTGTTTTAATCTTTTTTTCTCAATTTCATCAGCATATGGTGTCATATGATACGCACCAAGTTTTTCAAATTTTACCCCGTCTAAGTTTTTTATTCCGGTATAAGGAATATCTAATTGTCCACTTACCGTTAAATCACCTAAACTAGTAATTTGTCTTAAACCATTTAATTTCAAATTACCATTAACTCTTATTTTTTTACCTTTAAACATTGGTAATCTTGAAATAACTTTTGCATTAAAATTAACAGATACCAACAATTTATGATATTGTTCCGGGGTAATTTCAAAGTAATCATTTTCAGATTCTTCAACAATAATATTTTTTATTAAATTTATTAATTTGTTTTCTGTAATTTTTATAATTTTTTTCATTCAATAATAAATATTATATTATTTACAAATTTAATAATATTATAATATTTATATATAAATAAACTATATAAAATTAAATTATTATGGGATGCGGATGTAAAAAAAATCAGTCTGAAGCGGCTCCTCAGCCACAAACACCAGTTCAACCTCAACCACAAACACAAAATGTTACGGTTCAGGAATCTGTTAAAAAAATTGTTGAGAAATATTATAAAAATAAATAATAGTCGTTTATAATATTTACTTGAGTGGGAAATTAGTTTTCTCACTTTTTTTATATTTATTAAAAAAAATATGACGGTAAACAATATTATAGAAGAATTTAATGATGGTAATTGGGATAAAATATCTTCTATTTTTAATGGAAGAATTTTAACTTTTTTTAGATTTATAAAAGGAAAAAATTTATTAAATAAAATAGATATAAATAATATTCCTTCTGATGATTTTAGTAATGAAGTGTTTGATTATTTGGTTGAAAGTGATATAATATCTAATTTAGAATATGATTCTGTTCCTGAATCGTTTATAAACAATTATTTACTACATGGTTTAGAACATAACTACGATAATACTATTAAGTATATTACAAGCAACCTTTTAACTGATGTTGAAATTAGACCTGATGGGTTCTATTTATATTTAGGTAAGGATAGAGATGAGTTGGCTTCTTTTTTCTGTGGTTCCTCCCGTCGTGACATTTCTCCTGAAGATGTTGCAAAACAAATATTTGACGGAGATGGTTTAAGTGACGATTGGTATTTTGATGTTGACACAAAACCATCTGAAGTTATTGACGATTTAGACGAAAAAAATACCGCCCATTTAAAAGATGTTATTTTTAAAGAAATTGGTAATGTTGAATTATCTTTAGAAGATTATGATTCTGATTTTTTTGAAATCTTATCAGAAGATCAGGGAACTGAAGGTTATTTTAAAATTGGACCTGAAGACTTAAATGAATTAATTAAAGATTCCGAGGCAATAAATGAACTATGTAAAAATGATTTGAGTGAGTTAGGTCAAGAATTACAAAGTGTTTATTGGAACGCATATAATTCTGCTTATCAAAATGAAATATATGAATTAGTATATAATGGTTTAGATGAATACTTTGAAGGTAAAGTTGATGAATTCCCAAAAGAATATACCATGTCAGATGGTAAAAAACACTCCATATATGTAAATTATATTAAAATTAGAAATTTTGTTGGTGACATTACTTTATTTTTAGAAAACAATAGAGGCCAATCATATTCAGATTCATATTTAGATTATTTTGGTAGTTATACGACTTTGATGAAACAACTAATCTACGATGGTGATTTTGAATGTATAGATTTTAGAACTCCTGATTATCCAGATTGGTCTGATATTCAAAAAGAGATAAACGAAAACTTTGGTCATTATATTTAAATAAACTTTATATTTAAATAAACTATTTATTTATTCATTTATAATCCATATCAATTGTAAAAAAAAGATATGAGATTAATTAATAAAAATTCAAAAAGAGGCATTGTTAATTTATTTGCCGAATTTATTTTATCTAAAATTGATAAAAATAAAGATTCAATAATACAAGTTTCTGATGTGGGATCTTTTTATGTTGTAAACGGTATAACCACAAGTGAAATTTTTTTAGATATAAATTTAATAAGAGATGAATTTACAGAAAAATTTAAAGAAATATTAATTGAGTTAAATATTAAATTACTTAATGTTGTTGACGTTATAAACTATAACCAAAAAATAAGTAACATTGAAACAGGTTGGGTTAAAGTTAATAAAATTCCATTTACACAGGAATATGAACCTTTAAGTGAAATTTCAATTAATTCTGAGTTTCCATATGGTCATAGTTTAAATTGTGGTAGATTAATGGTTTATTATACTCATTATATGTTTAACCAAGTTTACAGTACAATTATGACTGATGAGGTACATTTCTTTTTCACAAAAGAATTAAATGACGATGAAGATTTTAACATTAAAATTTTACCTAAATCAGGTTTAGATAAAACCATTATCAAATCTTTAATATTAGACTTATTTGACTTTGATTTAAAAGACTTTAAAACTAAAGTGGAGGGTTATGACCTTATTCAGGACATATTAGATCCTACGGGAGAAAAACCTTATTTAATTCAAGATAGATTGGAAGATGTTATTATCTTCTAATTACCCATTAATAAATTCTTTAATAATTTTTACTCCTTCATTAATATCTTCAAAATCTCTATCAGGAGCAAATAATCCAGTAATTGGATCATCATCGGGTGACTCTATTAACATAAATGATGGAACATACTCATTGTTAGTTACCTCAACAAATAAATTATATTCCTCCTCATATTCATGTATATCACGATCAACATACTCAACATTTTCTTTATCCAACATTTCTTTTAACATATGACAAAACGGACATTGTTTCATCGTAAATAATACTACAACTTTATCCATTGATTAATTCTGTTAACATACCTTTTAGATCTTTTTCATTCAACATTCCCACTTTTGTTTCAATAACATTCCCCCCATTTATTACTTTAATAGTAGGAATACTTCTAATACCTAATGATGCTCCAACCTCACGATTTAAATCTACGTTCATTGTAAACATTTGAACATCGGAAGTATTTTCTTTTGATATCATTTCAAAAATAGGTTTCATCATTCGACAAGGTCCACACCATTCCGCCCAAAATTCAATAATTAATTTTTCACCTTTATTGATTTTTTCTTGTAATTCTACACTTGTAATTTCCATTTGTTTTATTATTTTAATATTTATTATTAATCAGTTTCTTTTAGTTTTGATAAATTTTTTATAAAAAACTTAACTTCTTCTAATTGACTTACGTCGTAATAAACTTTTATTTTAAAATTTATCTCAGATAATGTAATCTTTGATAAATATAAATAGAATCCTGATCTATTTTTAAATATCCCATCGGAGTGTTTAATTTCTCCATTATATTCAAAACTATTAAGATATTCAACTTCAAAGTTTTTTTTTATTAAGAGTTCAGGTTCTATTGATAAAACACTGTTAACGTTAATTATTGCATATAATTTTTGATGTCTTTCTTTTAGAATATCTAAAAAATTTTTTTCTTTTGTAAAATATTGTTCTTCCATTATAAATTATAACATTAATTCGGCTGTCTCCCAAAGTTTTGTGTTTAATGTATTTAAAGTAATAATATTTTTTAATCCTCTCAATCCTGTTTTACGTCCGGATTGTGATTTATATTCAATTCCACCACGGACAAATTTCTCTTGTACTACATTAAATACTCTCCATAGGTCATCTCCTTCATCTTCATTACGATTAGGTGTTAACAAGTCAACTAAATCAAGTGTTGAGGGTACTGATCCTGCTGTCCACCTAAGTTTAGATGCTTTTTGAACAAAATCTATTTTTTCGGACATAGTAAGTTGACGTTCCATCATTCTTCCAACAGACTGTTGAATTATTGGTAATTTTTTTGCAAAACTTTCAGTTAAACTTTTAACATCGTCAAGTTCAAAATTTTTGTGTCTAAGTTTAAATTGGTCAGCTACTGATGTTGGAACTGTTAATCCATTACTACATACTAATCTGTGAAGTCCAGAACTCATTGAGAATGAACACATACCATTGTGAGAGTTTCTAATAATCGCCTCAACTAAAGTGTCTCCAACCGATGGAAGTTGTTGATTACGAAACTTTACTTCATGTACTGAGTGTATATCCTTACCATTTTGGTTAACTGATGAAATTTCCCACCCTTCTCTTTCAAAATATTCCATAATTTTGTCGGTAGGAACAAATTGGTACTTGTTTGTCATTTTTGACGATGGGGATGTTGCAAAAATAGACGGTGCCATTGTTTGAATTAATTCTGTTGTATAGTTCATATTTTTAAATTTTAATTATACAACAAAGATAGTCTTTTTTTTTTAATCAACAATACTTTTTTTAAAAAAATTTTAATTTAAAAATATATTACCAAATTTTGTTTTTAATATAATATTTTCAATATTTTTAATATCGTCTTTTTTTTCATTTAAATTGGGGTGTTGAAGTTCAATAACAATATCAATCATTTGTTCTTTAGTTAATATCAAATCTTTTTCTTCTTTTACGTTTTTTAAAGATCTCTCCTTCATTTTATTGTAAAAAATTTCTTTTTGTATGTTACCAACTAAGTCTATAAAATCTTTTGGGTTTTTTTCAAAAAAAGTTATCATTTGACTAATGTAAATTTCAACATCTATATTTTTCATAAACTATAAGTTAAATTGATGTGATTCCTTTGCAATGTTGTTTCATATTATCGGGGAATTCTACTAAGAAAAAATCTTCATCTATTGTCATATATTTTCGTAAAACTTCCGGAATTATAATATCTGGATTAGATCCCTCAATTGAAACAAATTCTAAACAGGTTAAATTTACCATTGATTTGGGTAACCTTTCTAACTCAATGTTATTAGTTAAATTTAAAAATGTTAAATTTTTACATTCACCAATACTTTCAGGTATACTTTTGATCATATTATCAAGAACCAAAGTATCTAAATTTTTAAATTTACCAATTGATTCTGGTAAATCTAACAGTATTGGGGATGATCCTTTATTTTCAATATTAATGAATTCAATATTTTCTGATAGGGATTCAAAAAATTCTTCAAATCCAAACATCACAATAAATTTAGATGGGTCATCTTTAGGGTACTGTAATATTACTTTGTTATCCGCAAAAATTGTGTTTAGTTCATTTTTATATTTTCGTTTTAAATCTCTAAAATATGGTCTCATTTCTTGAGATAATATTACTGCAATATCGTTTTCTGTTACTTCTTTTAAAGTTTTTGTTAGTATTTTTTCTTTTTTCTTAGAAACATAATATGTCATTGCTGCAGGGGCTAACCTCTTAACCATGTTACCATCTAATTCATTTCCAAGACCAATATATTTTTTTTGTAATTCTTCAGGTAAATTACCAAATATTTCATCACCATTAGTAATATGTTTAAAATCAGGACCTCTTAATTCCATCCATAATTCAACCTCATCTACTGATCCTAATTCTTTAACAGGATCAGAGGTTGTAAGATTAAGACTTTTATATTTGGTTAGTTTTTTTGTGTCTTCATCAGTAAATGGTTTTGGTACAAGATAATCTTCCTTACCTTCAAGACTAGGAACTTTTTGAGTTATTTCTCTCCAAGATATTTCTTCTCCTCCCGCAAATCGACCGGAATTTGATCTATCCGCTAATTTCATTCTTCCGTACTTATCAACAAGTATAACAACCGCATAATTTAAATCAGATTCTTCAAGGTTTTTACTAATAACATAATACAATGTTAAGTTTTGATTTAATCTATAATTGTAATAATAATTACTTGATCCTTCCCATGATGTACACCATCTTCTATCTGGAGCATATTTTTTTCTAATATTAATACACTTATGTTTTTGATCAGGAGCAAAAATTAATATGTTATCATCTTCATATGCAATGTCCACGTCACTCACATCAATTTCAGGCATACTATATTCATCTTCTCCAGCCGGAGTATAACCATCAACAATGTGTTCAAATTCATCAAAAGACATAAATGAACTTAATTTTGTGTTTAATGGTATTAATAAAAAATTAGTGACAAATCTTTTAACTCTTGGTAGTATAACTGTAAGTGGATCCTCATCAGGAATTTCTTTTGCGAATTTCTCAGTCATTCTTTTTGTTAATGCATTTTCTCCGTTCTCATTAAATCTATCAAAATATTTTCTAACAAGACTATCAAGTTGTGATGGGTTTAAATCTGTAACCGGATTTTTAAACGCTTTATCTTCAGGAAACAATGTTTTCAACTCAAAATATTTTTTAATATTTTGTTTTGTTAGTAGTAAATCCGTTCCTTCGTATTTTGTAACAAATTCTTGAGCAAAACTATCAAGATCTTTTTTAGTTTGTTGTTTTGTGGATTTATCCTTAATTAACTGTTTTAACTTAATATAAGTGTGTCTAAAAATATCCTTATCTTCGTTAGCAAAACCACTTTTAAATCTTTCAAAGTCAGAAATAACTTTTTTTATATCATCCTCACTATCGTCTGTTTCTAATGAAAATTTATCAACTAATCGTTTAATTGTTGATTCAGGATATTCTAATAATATTTTTTGTATATTTAGATTTTCATTAATTATCTTTGACAAAATTTTTACTAATTCCATAATATTTTTTTACTATAAATATCATTTAAATAAAAAAAAAACAAATTATACATAAATATGCTTAAACATATCCAATTGTTCTCCAACTTTTATTTTTTTAACTTTATTTTCACCGTAATTCATAATTAACAATTCTTCCCCCATATTTTGTTTCACCCCACTTTTAGCTGATGCGGCTTTAGCAAATTCTTTCATCTCCCACGAGTATTCATCTACTGGAAACCATTTTCTTAAAATTGGAAAATCATAATAACTAAGTGAAAATTTTCCTTTAATTTGTTTTAAAGAATTTGCCAATCTTTCATGGTCATTTCTATCAAAATCATGGTTTGAATAATAGTTCTCTGTTTTCCAATAGGGTGGGTCAACATAAAAATATGTATTTGGTGAATCATACATTTCAATTAATATTTGAAAATCTAAATTTTCAACAAATGTTATCTTATCAAAATGATCTCTAAATTCTTTATTTTTTAATTTATCCATAAATATTAAAATTTTACATCTGTATTTACCTTTATAATCGGTATATTTTGATGTTTCAGGTTTAGATCCAGAAAATACCTGAGTTAATACATACACATATTTTGCTGCAACCTCAAATCTATTATTTTCAGTTATATCAATTCCACTATGAAAAACTTCTTGTTGGAACTGATTAAACATTTCTTCGTATTCTGGAGGTGTATTTTCAACCCCTACCTGTTGACAAGGGTATTTATTTAGTTCATCCCAAAGTCTGTCATAATCTTTAGAACATCTAAATAAATTGGCATTTAATCCATTAAAATCATTATAAACAACAGTTTTAAGGTTTGGGTACTCATTTAACTTTGTTTTAAAAAAAACCCAATACATACCACCAAATGGTTCAACATAAGTTTCAATGTTTTTTGGAATAAATGGTACAATCCATTTACCAATTCGAGCTTTTCCTCCGATGTAAGATATCATATATATATGTTTTATATAAAAATAATAATTTTATATTTATTTGTCAAATATGTAACACTATATTTATTAAAAAAGAAAGTATGAAAACTGAAGCAACACAAGTAACCGGATGTAAAAAATGTGGACAATCGCCAAGTAAAACACAAAAATTTGTTTTTATTACTGGAGCAATAATGTTTTTATTGACAATATATGGTTTAGTTTCTTTAATATATGATATTAAATCACTATTTTAACTTCTATTGTATTTAATATATTGATTTATTAATAAATCACCATTATGTTGGTTTTTATACCCTTTTCCTTTAACTCTTAATGGTGTTGATGTATCAACATTATTTGGGAATTTAACATTTATTTTTCCATCTGGATGTGGAACATCAAATGATCCTCTTTTTAAATCATCAAGATTTAAAAAAGCACTATATATAAGATTTGTTCCTAATTTTTCAAAGTTACCCTCATTAGTTGTTTTAACTCTAATAACCAAATTACCATATCCCCCGTTTCTATAATCACCAAGTCCTTGTAATCTTAAAAACTGACCATCATCAATTCCATGTGGTAGTTGGATCTCGATTGTTTTAATCTCATTTTTTGTTCCTTGTCCCCCACAAGCATAGCAAGCTGCTGTTGTTATTTTACCAACACCATTACAAGTATTACACGCTACTTGGACTATCTGTATAAACATTCCTGAACCCATTTGTTTTACAACAAATCCTTTTCCATTACAAACATTACATGGTTTTTTCTCTCCCCCATTTCCATTACATGGAGGACATTTATCTTTTCTGTTATATGTTATACTTTTTTTACCCGCTAAGTATGATTCCAATACACCAATATTTATATCAATTATGGTGTCGTGAACTCTATTTTGTGAATTACGACCACCAAACATATTATTCATAATGTCATTCATTGATTGACCTCCAAAACCGTTCATGTTAGAAAATGGGTTATTTCGTTGGTTGTTGTATTGTGATCTTTTATTTTCGTCTCCAATAGTATCATATGCAGTTGAGATTTTTTTAAACTTTTCCTCATCCCCACCTTTATCGGGGTGATTTTCTTTAACTAAATTCCTATAAGCTTTTTTAATTTCGTCTTGAGTTGCACTTTCTGTAACTCCTAACACATTATAATAATCTTCCATATTTATTTTTACTAATTTATAATTATACTTAACAAATATATCATAACCAAATGAGTAACTTTATAATTGTTTTATTTAAAAATAAGATAAAAAAGAAAATAATAAAGAAATTTAAAACTTATAATAACGCAAAAAAATTTTATGATAAAATTTTAAGTGAAAGTAATACAGTTATTTTTAATATGGAGACAGAAAATGGTAAGTATTGTGAATATGAACTTGGGTTTTTAGAAAGAGGTGTTGCTCACAGACCTTATTTTGTTCGAGATAAATACGGAAGACAAATAAGGGTTGACCTTGAGGATCCTGATTTTAATTTAAAAATACTTAATGACTATAAAAAAGAAGAATTATTATTTGATATAACAAAATCTAAAAGAATTACAGTTTTAACAATGATAAAAGAATATCTTCCAAAAGTAGGAATAAAAATGATTTCTAAACTGAATAATAAAATTATTATTCAAAATAACGAAAAAATACATTTGTTTTCATTAAAGACTGAAGAGGATTCAAATAGACTAATAGACACTCTATCAGAATACATGATTAACCAACAAAGGATTGATTGTATATTAATTAAAGATGGGTCAAAAGAACAAAAAAAGTACATGTATGATCTTTTAAATAAGAATGGTTATGATAAATCAATTCTTTACCGTAAGTTTACCACTTATAAAAGATTTTAATTTACCAAAAATACTAATTTTTACAGGTTCTTCTATTTTAAATGTATTTTCTAAAATAAAAACAACTTCAATTCCCGATAAATCAATTTTAAACTGATTAAATCCACTATCTATATGTCTAAAATTAGACTGTACTTTTTTAAAATCTTCATAATTTAATTCAAAAACAATAAACGATTTTCCATTTGGGAATAATGTTTGAATTCCATCGGTTATCAATGCCAATTTTTCTATTACCCCATCAACACTTTTTTGA